GCGATGGCATAAATCATTCGGCTATGCGGCGCGATTAGCACCGACCAGTTAAACTGCGACACCCTTTCGTAATCCTCGTCGTCAACGAGCGCCTCGTATCCTTGCGTTAATGGTATTAATTTCATGAAATATATTATACCACAAAAATACTCATTCTTACACTAAAAAGGAACAATTTTTATGGGATATCAATTCTATCCATTTAAATGCACCCAAGTCACTGTTACCGGCACAGCCACACAACTAGTGGCCGCAAATGCCTCGCGTTCCGGATTTCAAGTAATTAATACTGGAACTAACGATTGCTACTTAGGAGAATCGAACGTAACCACATCTACCGGGCATCTTTTGGCCGGGACTAAAGGCACGAGCATTGGATTTGCGACCACACAGGCAGTCTATGCTATAACTGGCGGGGCTTCCCAAGTTGTTACAGTATTGGAGACTTTTTAGATGAATAAACAATATACTGTTCCAACTGGAAGCACTCCCGGTTCTGGTGGAGGGGGCGGCGGTTCGGGTACGGTTACGTCTGTAGGTCTTTCAGTAAATAGCGGGGCATCCTCGGGCATCTTCACAGTTACGGGGTCTCCAGTTACTACGGCAGGAACTCTTAACGCTAATTTGGCGGGGACTTCCGGAGGCGTCACATATTTCTCTAGTGGCGCGGTTTTGTCCAGTTCTGGAGCGCTAACTAACAATGCCGTCGTTCTTGGCGGAGGTGCGGGAGCTGCGCCTAAAACTGTTGCCGGAATTACAACAGATGGAGTATCTCAATTAACACTCGGAGTAGCAACATCTAGTACTGGAGCGCTGAATCTAACTGGTGCAACTTCCGGTACTGCCACAATTACCGCACAAGCTGCCGCCAATACGCCTACTCTGACACTGCCCAATGCTAGTGGTACGTTTGCAGTTACCGCTTCATCTCCTATAGTTCTAAATACAACCACTGGAAATCTAACAGCTCCGACGGCTGTTACTTCCGCAGCATCTTTAACTAGTAACGCCGTAGTTCTCGGTGGTGGTGGGCAGGCAACTTCTACTCAGACTTTCATTACTACCAATGGTTCTACTACCTTAACAGTCGGTGTAATTGGCGGAGGAAACGGTGTTCTAGCTCTTGCGGGGAATACAAGCGGAACCGCAACGCTTACCGCTCCTGCCGTCGCGGGCACCGTCACGAATGCTGTAGTTAGCAGCAATGCGCTATCGATCCCCCCGGGCACGGTGGGTGTGGGCACGTCTATCGTAAACAGCTCCAGCGCAACAACAGGTATTAACTTGGGCGCGAATGTCGTGGACCTTGTGGCGGGCAACGCGGTTCAATGGCATGTATCCTCGTCCTTCAATACAACTACACCACCGATTGCGGATGCAGCCACCGGAAATAATCAAATTACATGGGGTGCCGGTATTATAAGCACTACTGGCTCCGCAAATCCTTTATTCTACCCTACAAGTAATGTAACTAGAGTTACATCAGATATTACTCTATCTACTTCCGCCACTAATATTGCCAGTTTTACTTTACCCGCATTAGCAAAAGCATGGGCATTTCGCGCAGATATTATGTGGGTAGTTTCTGCTGGGACCACACCAACACTTTCCATTGGAGTTAATCTATCGCAAACCCCGACTGGAACAACAAATGGTGCGGGTAATATATTAACCTCAAATGCAGATGTCGGTGTAGATGGTTCTTCCCCAATAAGCGCTTCGGGGGCAACAAATTTAGTAACTACCGGAACCTTAACTCCAGCGGGAACGGTTTTTCAAGCATCTTGTTTTGGTACTATCTTAGCTTCTGCAACTGCTGGTACTTTCGCTATTACTATGACCGGCACCGGAAGTGGATTTGCTGGTGTGGCAAAAGCCGGAACTGCCTGCTATTTATTTTAATATGATATGCCTAATCCGAAAGTTAAATCACAACAGCAGATTGTTGTCGGTCCCGATGCAGATGCCTTTCATTTTCTCGACACAAAAGGCAATGTAATTGGATGGATTGACGGAACCGGAACGTTACAAGGAAATCTAACTACTAATGCTGGAGGAAATACAACTTCTCTGCAAGGAAATCCTATAGCTCCAACTATTCCGCAAATAAATCAAACTCTCATTTGGGACGGTTCCAAGTGGAGTCCGTCTTCTATTGCAAGCGGCGGGGTCGCCCCGCTTAATTCTCCAGTATTTATTGGAACACCAACCGCCCCGACGCCTCTATCTACTGATAATTCTACAACTATAGCCAATACAAGTTTTGTTCAAACAGTTATAGCAAATAAAGTTATAGGATCATCCGTTCCACGAGGAGTATTTGATGTTCGTAGCTTCGGAGCGGTTGGAGACGGAAAAACTAATGATTTAGCAGCTCTACAAGCAGCAGTGGACGCTATAGACGCGGCAGGCGGGGGAACGCTATGGCTCGGCCCCGGTAATTATAACATAGGGACTGGAACCTGGAAGATAGGAACATCAGCGGCCCAGCATCATATTAACATTGAGGGCATGAACGCAAATTCCACAGTTATTACTTGCGATACTTCTGGTGGGAATGCCGCAATATATTTGAATTTGGAGAAATACGTTGTACTCAAAGAGTTCTCCGTCATTAATCAGGGTGCCAAAGGCGGCTATGGAATACAGTTCGGTGGAGATAGTGGCGCGGGAACGCAAACGAATGGGAATAACGTATCCCACTTATATTTTCAGGGCTTCACATATGGTGCATATATGTCCGGCGGGATTGGAACATCAAGCGAAATAATTTTTGATCACTGTAGATTTGAATTGAATACATACGGCTTCTTCAGTGCGAATTTCAATGCGCTTAATTTCCTTTTCTTAATGGTAGAGATATACGGCAACACAACGGCGGGGCTGTTTATTGCAAACGGAAACATGACAGTAATCGGTGGTGCATCGTCGAATAACGGTGTGGATTTCAATATCGCTGGAGGTAATGACGGTCAGGTAAAAATCGTTAGTTTTAGAGCCGAAACCCCCGTTGGAGATTGGTTGATTGCCTCTTCAGATAGTTATATTTCAATCGAAGATTGCATTTTACATCCAACGGTTGCTGGATCGGAAGTCATAAATGCCACAGGTGAACTTCATATTAAGAATAGTGCTCTCGGAGGTTTCATTCGCTGGAATGGGTCTACTTTGTCGGCGATCACACTTGATCATGTTTCAGTAAATACGCCAGGTACCGATTGGACCCTATCTAATCAAATTAGTTCTTCAAGTCCACCATTTGGTCCTGGATTTAGAATGACCAATAACCCTGGATTTCAAGCTAGCGCTAGGGCCTATATTCGAGATGTTTACGAAGCTAGCACCGCGACTATGTACCCGGATATTGATGGTGTGCTTATTGCACGGCCCTCGGATAGTTTACGTGCCGTAGTCGGAATAAACAAAGGTCAAGGAGCGACTTTAACACTATCCTCCAATACTCTTGCGCCATATGCTTATTCGCATCATGTGAATGATGCAAGTTTGATGAAAAATTTAAGCCCAATCTCTGGATTCGGAGACTGGGCCACAAGTTTGATATTAATTCCAGATCAGGCTTTCACAACAGATACCACTGGAAATATCGGCAAAGCTAGTACGGCTGTCGTCGGACAACCTATGATCTTTACCAAAGATTTGGCAAACGGTAAGTGGTATCCGTCTTACTAGGATTTCCTTCGCTTGCGAGGCGGAATTATCTCCACAGCCGTACTTTCTACATAATCCGTCTCGCCGGTCGAAGAATTCCAGTTCTGGAAAGTAGAATTCGTCTCCTTCTGGATTTCTGCGATTACCTGATCCTTTTCCGCGATCTTGTCCTTGGCGGCCATCGTGGCCAATTCTGCTTCATAAAACGCCCGATTCAATCGCGTCAACTGCTGTTCATTTAATTTCATAGGTCCTCATGATTAAAATAGGTTTCAAGACTATATCGATTGTATTAATTGCATCCATGCTGTCCGGATGTGCGACAATTCACAGACATCCAAAACTTGCGGGGCTGGTTGCGGGGTCCGCTATCGGCGTCGGAGTCGGCCTTGCAACTAGTGGGCACGGACACTGCCCCAATGTTTATGACGGTCATCTATATAGCGGCACTCCGCCTTGTCCCAGCGATGCGGATAAAGGCAGTCATCGGTAATCTCCATTACCTTGCAATACTCCGCGTTCTTTTCTATCGGCCAACTTAGCTAGATTCTCAATTGCGAGGTCCGATAGCCTAGTGTCCAGTTCTGTACAAAGTTGAGATAAATACCAAAGCGCGTCTCCGAGTTCCTTGGAGAGCGCTTTTCTCTTTTCCGGAGTATCTCCGTCACGAAGCAACTTTTTCACGCAGTTTCCGGCTTCGCCCGTTTCTCCGCACAAACCTAACGTGCAATATTGGATCGCAGTTAGTGTTTCCTCGCCAGCTTCCGGATAGATAGCAGTAAAAGCTGTCTGTTTCTGGTATTCATCAAATGTCATGCAGTGTAAACGCCTCGCAATTCTTTTTGAGTACTAAATATCTTACGTACAAGGTCTACCACAATTGCGGGGTCCTCTAGCTTCGGCAACCATCCGTCCAGCATCTTTTGTACTTTGTCCGGAAGTGGACCGTTTAGATACTTCCGCCGAATATATTTCCTCGTCAAAATTTTCTCAAGTCTTCGTTTAGAAGGACGAGCAGGACGCCGTTGCTTACAATAGCACGCCTCGCATAATCCTTTAGCCTTGTGCTTTCTATCAGGATGGCATAGGGCTATTTTTCTTATGCGGGGTGTAGATTTGAGAACATTTTTGTAGCAAATGCGGCAAAGACCTTTAGCATAACAGAAACGGTCTGGATGACAAGTTGCGGCTTTCATTTCTTCCCCGCAATTTTAGCATTAAGCGCATTTAAAAGTTCAATACAGCCTTTACCACCTTTAGGACGGTCATCAATAAGATTGCCCGTAGTCTCTGCGTCTAGGATAATTGCAAGGCAGGCTATGGCGTGTCCGAGGTGATGAACCCCGCTGTCCAGTGCTTCTTCCTCACCTTCCCGCCAAGACAACAAATGACGCTCGCAAGCGTCAAGATATATCGAGGCACGAACATCATTATCTCTCCAGTTATACGGGCCGTAAATTCCAGCCCCGTACATCATTGCATGACTTCCGTGTAATGTTGCTGCGCTTGGGAATACAAATGTTGAGACTTTTTTAATCCCCACAAGGTCCTTGGGGTTGGTCTTATCGGACACGTTCCTCTCCTAATTTATCATCGCTCGCAGTCGATGAGTTGTACCAAAATGATGCGCGGTAAAATCAATTGCTTCTGAGACAGTGCTGCAATAATGCGATACAGCTTCTTTTACAAATGGGTGGCTCCGCATGAGTTTGTTGTCCGAATGGGCGATAGCAACTATAGGCTTCTTCATTTCCCACGCCCATGCAAGTTCACAAATCGTGCCCAGCAATGGACGGGGCGAACCGAAGTTTTCCAGGTGCATCAGGATTATATCTGATGATACAACATCGTGGTAATCCCGCAGGATAATATCTTTAGATGTCAGATTAGGATCAGTAATACCGCCGTCCGGAGATTGCAGTACGAGGTTCTCTTTGCCCCGCATTGGAGAAAGAACATCAAATTCATGTGCTTCCAGCATCGGGGTGACTTCTACCCTCCAGATAAGACTTTCTGGATAATCGGTCGAAATTAACCCCGCCAAATATACAATTTTACGTTTCATGCTTTGGCCCGTATCTCTGCTTCTAATTTGTCTGCTACTTCTGGATTTGTTTCAAGGAATTCTATCGCATTTGCACGGCCTTGTCCAATTCTTTCGCCACTACAAGAAAACCAACTACCGCTCTTTTCAATCAACCCACCCTGCACAGACAGATCGAGAAGATCGGCGTGGCGGGAAATACCCTTGCCATATAGAATATCAAACTCTGCTTCTTGATAAGGCCGAGCGCACTTGTTTTTCACAATCTTTACCTTGGTACGCGACCCGACAATATTCTCGCCATCTTTGATTTGTCCAATACGCCGAATGTCACAGCGGATCGAACTATAAAATTTTAGAGCTTTCCCACCAGTCGTGGTTTCCGGCGAGCCCCACATAACTCCGATCTTGTCGCGAATTTGGTTGATAAAAATTACGCAAGTATCGGATTTATGAACAATGCCCGTAAGCTTACGCATTGCCTGCGACATCATCCGCGCTTGTAAACCCATCTGGCTATCTCCGTAGTCCCCTTCCAGTTCATTTTTGGGAATCAAGGCCGCTACACTATCAATAACCAGAACATCAATCTCGCCTGTCTTGATGAGAGCATCGGCAATTTCTAACGCCTGTTCCCCGTAATCTGGCTGGCTGACGAGAAGATTATCCACATCAACTCCGAGATTGCGGGCATATTTTAGATCAAGGGCGTGTTCTGCATCAATATAAGCGGAATGACCATCTTTACTAATCTTCTGCGCAGAAGCGATAACCTGCAACGCCGCCGTAGTCTTTCCAGAAGATTCGGGGCCGTACATCTCGCACACACGTCCTCGTGGAAATCCACCAATGACCAAGGCTCTGTCAAATGACAGACATCCCGTAGAGAATACTTTGACAGGCACGATATCATTCTTTCCGAGAGTCACGAGCGAGCCCTTGCCAAATTGTTTCTCAATATTGGCTGTAGCTAAATCTAACTGTTTACCCATTGGTCGTCCTCGCACCATCTTCGCACTTTACGGAACGACCCCATCCACCACAATCCAAGCACTGGAAGCGACGATAACGTCGTGATTGTGTAATTGTAAATCCTCGATACTGGATATTCTTGGAATTACACTTCGGACATAATGCGCGGTTAACTACAGTGAAATTAGGATGGTTGTTGATCCAAGGACGCAATCTGAGATAAAGTTTCTCCAGCAACAAGATATCTTTCTTATTGTATTTCACCATCAATTTCCAAGATGCGGGGTCGCCGTCAATACACCCCTGCCAAAGATCGAAATCCGTCTTAATCTTCTTCTCATTTTCCAATAGCGATGAAAGATCATCCAATTTATTACTATTGAATCTCGCGACTTTTTTAGTTGCCTTTTTCGTGTCTACAGTTTTGAATGGCTTTGGCGGCTTCAATCCGTGAAATATGAATCTTGCTTGGAATACTTTGATGTCGAATTGATCGCCATTGTGAGCTACAATGATATCAGCTTCGTTCACTAGTAACCATAAATCCTTGACGAGTTTTTCGTCATTGTACGATCCTGGTTTATATCCTTTAAAATCGGGAAGTGCTTTTGCTAATACTTGAGGTTCATCTAGCCATTTTGCTGCGTAAGTTGCTAAACAAGTTTCCTGTTTAAATCGAATTACATTCTGATCATACTTGCCCCAAACATAGGCTAAATTTGGGTATGTCTCTAGGTCCAGAAGTAAAATCCTCGGTCTGGGTTTCATGTGATCCTTTATAGACCCAATTTAATAGCTGCCAGAATACCGCCAACAAAACTCCCAATAATCCATTTAATCTTGCTTTTACGGGCATTGACCTTCACAAGTTCTATTTTAGCATCGCAAGCCTTCTTTTGGTCCGTGATTTCCACAGTCAGTCCATTAATTTGCGCGGCTTGCGCAGTATTAATCGTTTGACAAGAATTGACTTCTGAGGTAAGGTTGTCCTCGATTTTATGCCCCGCCAAAACTTCTTGATGTAAACTATCCACCATCTCCAGATCGTTTACAGTTTGATGCGAGGCTTGTTCAGATACGGACAAACTAGACCCCGCAGGTTGGATATCGGTTGGCTGCGCCGAGTTGATCAATGTCCGCCAGCGAATTGCGAGGTCCGCCAATGATAGGTTCTGATCGACTTGTTGTTGTTGCTGGACCTTCTGATTCATTGCCGCGATTTGCGTAACAATCAACGCATTTTGCGTAGATACTTGCGCGGCGAGTTTGTCATACGCCAGTTTACTCGTAGCCACATCCTGTGCAAGTTGCTGATTCTTCTGGATTTGTGCGTCTAGCGTAGCCTTCGTCAAGGCGACATTTGCAACTGCTTCGTCGTGGCGGTGGTTCTCCCACATGTTGCCGAAATACAATAACGCAGCAAGCCCCGCAAGAATAAGAATTAATCGCTCGTGAGCTTTTATAAAGATTATCCAAGTGTTAAGCATTTCTGGTATCTCCGTATGTACTGTGCAGCTCGGTCCATCCTATCAGCATTATCTCTGAATTTTTGAATCGCAGTATTATCTTGCCAGCAGAGTAATCCTCTGACGGACAAAGTCAGCAACTTGCGCCGCAATTTTTGAATTGCAATTGATCTGGTAGCGTGCAAATAGTCTACAACTCGGCCATCTATATCAGCCTTAGCCAACCAAGAACCGGTTGCCTGCTTCTTGGTCGTAATCTTTGATCGGGCTACGCGGTGATCGTGGTCTACAGATAAAGCGTTCTTGAACTCCGAATGATGCTTCTTGCAAATCGCACAGCAACCCTGTTGGTTCCTTAACATCTCTCGGTAGTCATTAAGACTAATATTATATTTGCGGAGATAGTACTTATTTCTTTGTTCGTCTTTTATCATATTTCTTGTCTAGTCCTACCATAGTTTCGAGGCCGCGTATTTCATTCATCCGTCTGCCGACTTCAATTCCGCACCGAATCGCATCGGCCATGACTGAATAAGGATCGTGGTCACCAGAAAGCATTCCATCAACCAAAAGATGAAAAGAGTCTGAATGCATAAGCGAATCCTCAATTTCTGTTAACTTATCGGCATCTAGATCAAAAACCTCCTCGAATAAAGCAAGGAGTTTGTGGTCGATATTGCAATTACAAGTCAATCCAATCTCTCCGGGTCTAGACTTTGCACCGCCGCGATAACCGCTTGACTAGTGACTTGGCTGACTTCCCCGATGATGAATTTCAACTGAGTCTCATCCAGCGCGGCGATGATCTGTCGTTCTGTAAATAATTTAATCATATCGCGGAGCGCCTGATTATTGTTGTTGATCAGAGACATCCGACCCCGCAAATAATGAATATATGCCCCGACAACAGTTATCAGGATTCCTAGCAAGATTGCGAGACCGTAGAACATTATTTGCCTTTCTTACTAGGTTTGTCCTTCTTTTTGCGCGGCTTCCAGATTTTATCCCAGTCAGTCTGCGAAATCTTCGGGGCTGCTGGGAGGGTAAACGTCGGTAACGTATACTTCATTGCCTTCCTCTAATTGTTCCTGTCGTTCGGCCAATCGCCTGAACACGCTTTGTAAATCTGCATCAGTGTTGAACTGGGGAGGTTCCATTGCCATTTTCTAATCCTTTCATGGCGCGAGTATGAAAATCGTCTGCGATTGCCCGAGTTACGAGGAGTATCTGGACTGCTCCGGCCAAAGATACATATGTAGGAGTGAGTTTTCCTGTAAATGCGAGGCCGATCCCCGCACACATAAAAACAAACGCAAAGAACGTACTCTTGCCTTGAAATTGATTGTATAGAAAGGTCACTGATAAACTCCTGTCCGTATCTGGACTGATAATCTCTGGGCTCTTGCTCCGACTTGCGAGGCCCACGCTGAATTTAGCATTTCGGTTGCCGCCGCATCGTAATTGCCTTGTTGGAGATAATTGATCATGTTGTGAAACCCCAATACATGATTAATTCCCATATTGAAAGTCATGTTCTTGATAGCATCTTGGCGAACAGAATCGAGCCCCGCAAACCAAGAAAGATTTTGAAGCTGCCCCGCAACTTTGTTAATATCATTCTGTAGAAGGTATGAAGATTCGTCAGAAGTAATACCACCACCCTTGCGGATATCAATCATCCGCCCCACCCCGATAGTGTAATAACCAAGGCTATCCTGATAGGCGTGTAGAACTTCGCCTTCATCGCGGCGCAGCTGGTCAACGAGATTCATTTGCGATCTCCTTAAACCCCGTAGCATCGGAATCTGGTTCTTGATCAAACAGCAATTTCATTTGCGGATTAGCTTCTTCCATCGCCCTGAACTGCTGCTGCGTTTACTTTGAATTCTTCGGACTTTTCCTGTAATAACTGGCGGGGCGATTTCGGAGGGACATGCGAATACACGAGATAGTCCTTAACACAAACGGGGCCACAAAAAAATAGATTATAGTCACCGTTCAATGGATCGGGCTGGACTTTGATCAACCGGAAAAATGATTCTGGGAGATTCGAAATATCACGTTGCGCCAGTTCCTCGTCCCAAGTCATGAAGGTCGCCTTCCCTTCATGCCGGGAAGCACAGCGAGGACTATCACAAACGAAGCTCAAAATTGTCTGGCCCCGCAATTTATCCTTGGCCGTAAAGACCGTTTCTGTTCCATCAATATTGGTTACGATGACGTTTCTATCCGCAGTTACGCCCATTGTTCACCTTCTACTTTCGTAACATAGGCATCCCATACATGTGGGATGGTATCCGCGATTTCAACAGCTAATTCCCGCGCCTCGTCAGGAGAATTTGCATCGATTTCAACATAGTCCTTGGTTTCCACAAATACGGTATACTTCATTTGTTTACTCGCTTTCCGTTTAGCAATAATCCTTGCGGGCAAGATTTAAGAGGACATTTGGCCGCGTATCCTAGATCATCCCCGTGTATTTCAGTAGGCATGGATACAAAATCAAAATTATGCGCGGCGCATTTGCCGGGATAAGAAATGCGGGTCTCGGGTTCGAGAGTAAGCTTAGGTCCAGTCATAAAATTGTAAATTGATCACAGCCACATTTTGGGCAAAAGAAGTTGTTCTCGTCCTCGTAATGCAACTCATTGCTCGTGCAAATAGGACATGGTTGCTTTAGCGTTTCATCGCTCTCTCGCTTTTTGCGCGGCCACTTAATCTTGACCGTTTTGTCCATATCTGAACGGCATCCAGTGCAAGCATAAGAAAAAGTCATCCCCGCAACAATATAATTTCCATGCTCACACTTGGCGATCACTTACCGTCTCCCCGAACATTTGGTCTAGATAATAATCAGTGTCTTCATTGAAGAAATATTCGAAGGTTACGTCTGTGTGCTTGAGTTTCAATTTCTTAAGGGCCTTCTTAAATACTTCATCCTGCTGATGTTCGAGGTCCATCATTTGCTTCTTGAATTGCCGGGCGATTTTCAACTTATCGTTATGATTCATTTTTACTCCATTGCGGGGCACGTTTAGAGTGTTCACCCTTGGGTCCAATATGACACTTAGCGCATATGACAACAGAATTTTCTAAGCTAACATCTCCGCCTTTTGATCGATGGAGCTTTTCGTGCAGATGCGAGGACATATTTGCAATTTTACCACAATATTTACAGCAATCTTCTTGCAATTGTAGAAGTTGCTTTTTTATACTACGCTCAGCCTCTATGCGGGGCCATTCAGCAATTATCTCCGGCGGTAAAAATAAAGCCTTTGCTGGGTATTTAAATATTCTCAAAGGCATCTTCGTCTTGGGGTCGATCTGGCACATTACTCTGTTTCTTGAGGACATCCGGCTCCTTCTCCGCCAAGTAAGATGCCGTCCATCGCCATAGAATTTCTTTCCTCAGATGAGCGGCTTTATTGTCGTTCCATCGGTCGAGGAGCTGGATCGGGGGATCGTCTTGACACGCCACGCGAATAGCGCGTTCCCATTCTTCGCGCTCGGCTTCGTTCATGAAACAGCCACTTAAGTCTACCCACGTTCCACTCTCGAATTCATTCTTGAATTCGTACTCCGATGCGATGGCGGTATCGAGTTGCGCGGCTGTTACATTTATGTCCTTAGCAGCTTGGAGAAGAGAATCGCTGGGTTTCTTACCGTCGGCTTTCTTAATCGCCGAGGAAAGCTTAGAGGCTTTCGAGATACCCATCTGTTCTACATCTGCGGGGTCCGCTACTTCGAGGAGTTGCTCGGCAATGCGGGCGCAATTATAGAGCTTCGTCCTTCCGGCGTATTGGTACTTCTCTGCCAGCGATTTGATAAAGGCGTTATAGCCTTCGTATCCCCAATCGCTCCATAGCTTGCGGCCCCGCACTTGATCAAGCATAACACCGAGCTTTAGGAAATCCCGATCAGTCTTGGCTTCTTGGCTGTTGATATCGGTTAAGAGTTTGGTTAGTTCAATTTGGAGACGTTGTGGTTTCTGAGTATCTTTTTCTACGACCTCTGTGTCATGCATAGCAACTTTTTTGCCCCGCATTCGAAATATATTGGTGCTCCAGAATCATTGGCCTTCAGTAATACATTACCAGATACTTCATTGAAAAAGTCCTGTAAAAATGCGTGGTTGACAACGAATTCCATCTCGTCGAACAGCGGATCGCTTTCTATTGATTCCGCTTCAATGGAATCCTCCGCCGACCCCGAGATGCCTGAAACATTAATAGTAACACGGTTACTGTCGATTTTTAGCTGGCATTTTCCTGTTTCATTGTCCACAAGCGGATAAACTCTTCGCAGGGCCTCTTTCATTTGCGCGGCGGGTAGACTTACAATCGTCGTGAAGTCCTTTGGAATGATGGAGTTGTAGTTAGGGAAGTCTTTCGCCAATTGCCTAGCTATTATTGTTACCGATCCACATCGAAAATAAAGACTAGTGCTATCTTGATAAACGCTAATAACTTCGCCCCGTAGATTCTTAAGCGCCTGTATTACTTGGACGGGCATTGTGAAGGAGAATTGCGAGGTGGCTTTCCCCTCGACCCAAGCGATTCGTTTCCCGTCGCTTCCGGCAATTCGCATAATTTGTCCATCTGCGGACACCAAGACGGACCCCGTATATGCATGAATTTGATCATCCGAAGCACTAGAAGCATAAGTTATCATGGCCAAGAAATCTGTCATGGCCAAGGTAGCAATTGCTGTCAAGGGTAGAACGATCTTGGGAATTTGCGGGGCGGCGAGAATGGGTAATGTAAGCTTATGTCCTTTTCCTTTTATAAGGACCTTCGCTATTAAAGTAGGGTTTAATTCCTCTATCCCCAATCCATTCAATAACTTAACGTCGATTTCGCCGCTTAACCGGGAGACTACCTGTCCGAATTTTTCTGCACCGACGCCGAAAGTTCCAATCTCCGGGCACAGAACACTACCTATTATATTTGGTGATACCGCATAAGCTAGCGACCCCGCAAATGTAAGATGTTCCGTCTTGATGGCGGATAAGACCTTCACTACGTTTTGCAGGTCCTGCGCGGCAAGTTTCATAATTACTGATTGTATATTTACTGTTGCTGTAAATATGGACTTTGGAGTAAATTTAGAAATTACTCAATCGTGAATGCACTTTCCAAAAGGGTCTTTTTGTAATGATCCGGCAACCCCGCTGTACTTGCTCGAAGGATGCGCGGCACCGCATATTCGACTAGTTTCTGCTGGATGAATTCCATCTCTTCTGCTTTAATGTCCGATTGTACTTCCTTGATAAGCATTCCGATATCGCGAGGAGAATTTTCTAATTTACCCGCTTCACGTAATCTGGCAATCGATTTATTCCATCGCACTTCAGAACGCAATGTTGCAATGATTCGTTCGACTACATCACCAAGAGTGGGATTGTCAGCTTTCCATTCCTTGCCATGAGTTTCTTTGAACTCTTCGGTTACAAATTTGCCCATTTGGACTTTTTTATCGCGTCCAAATTGATTGTAATTTTTGACGACAATACCTTCAATTTTTCCACCGCCAAGAATGCTGTCGCGATTCAACAGATTATAGAGAGTTTCTGGAGTATCGACCAGACCCTCGTACAAAACAGGCACGATTTCGAGACCGAGCCGCGCAGCCTCTTCTTCCTTTTCCCGCCTAGTCAAATAAATTTCATCGCCGGTATTGATATCGTAAAGGATTACATGACCATTTGGTACGCGGTCATATTTCATCGTGTTGTGCTTGGGCTTCTGGAGGAATTCGGTTCGGTAAGTCCAACCATCTCGCAAGCCGGGCGTGAGTCTCTTAGCCGTCTCAATCCCTAAAGAAAACATCTTCTCAGGATTGTCGGCATAAAGTTCCGCGCCTTTAGACCGCAGCGAAAGTTCTCCGTTTTGAACCCCAAAAGAAAATTGCGAACCGTCAACTTTCTCTTCGACGAGCACAGAGCCTTGGAACAATTCTCCGATAGCCCCGTGCCCGACCGCGTACACTTTAGGAAAAGAATGCAAGTTCATAGTGATCGTAGAAAATTCAGAATATCCTGCTGTTCAGATGTGGACAGTTTGTTGAAATTGTTGATGACCTTGTTCGCTTCTGAACCTTTGCTTTTGTGCAGTTCAATTGCTTGGTGGAGATCAGCAGTTCTTCCATCTTGCAGAAAGAATATCCGCTGTCCTAGACCCCACAAGGGAGCAGTCCTGAATTCATCCGGCCCCGCATTTCCTTGAGAAATCCCATCCGCCAATCCCTTGCCCATATGATGAATCAAGAGGTCGGAGAATAGATTCGCCTTTACTCCAGACAGCCCCGGCCCAAACGATGATTGTCCGGTAGTCATAGTGGGTGTATGGCAAAGTGAGCAGCCAACCGAGACGAATAACGCTGCACCGTTTCCCGTACTCTTTACGGGGATCGGTTGATCCAAGAATCGCATGAACGTTGCAAATGCATCATCGTCCGAAGGCACGCCGATAGGATCACTACCAAGAGCCAGCGTATTCGTCTGATCCTCGGGCAATGGATTGAAGATACAGCTTGCCGGAGCACCGCCCCGCTTATTAGGAAACATCTGATTTGTCTCGCCAACTTCTACGTTATAGGCTTCGTGCGAGAACATAATCAGGGATTTGTTCTGAGCCTTCCATCCGAAGCGGGTAATCGTGCCGTCATTCCCACTCCGATTTGGGCGGCCCTTGATTCCGAGACTGGCTTTCTGTTGTCCGTTTGCGGACATATTTGCGAGGATCGTTTCGTCTGAAATCGCTTCAATCAACCCGCCGCCGAAGGTTGGCGTAGGAATGCGTAGGCTGAGATTGTTTTGCATCGCCGCAAGGTCGAAATCTGGCTGAGCGAATAAACATCCCGGAGCATCTTTGCGTCCTTGGATACTGAACAAGTCATGAACACCGCCGTCAGATTTGAACCGCGCTTCGCGAATAGGACCATCCGGCAATACGAAGAACGGAACTTTGTTGGTTGCCCCATCCGCCGTCGCCAAAGCAACTTGTGGATTAGGCCCGACATTCGGAAAAGCTTTCGTGCTGGGGCTTGTTCCGCCAATAGCGGGTTGAGAATGGCAAACCCCGCAGGAATTTCCGTTAAATGCGGGGCCGAGGCCATTGGCTACGCCTTCTGCGTGATTGAATCGATCTGCGCTGTCATTGAAGAATCGAAGCTGATCGGGAGTGAGCCCCGCAATTGGGTAGCCAGCATCAATCGAAACCCCGCGAGGTCCGGGATCAACAGCAACTCGAATCGGCTGATGGTAGCAAGCATTCGAGCAAACTAGCGTTAACAAAATCGCGGATATGGTCCAAACTAGATATTTCATGTTTTCTCCTTGGCCAGAGAAAATTAATCTTCTGTATTTCGGTATTTTCCGAATATAGCTTCTGTCATCCCTCTTGTTGCTTCAGCTCGGGCTTTTGCATAATTCTGCGGGGTCGTCTACTAATTTAACTCGCAAAGCATGTAAATCGGCGGCTATTTGTTTCAATAATTCTTCATTCATTGTCCACATCCGGACTACCATTCTACGGGAGGCGGCCCCGCAATTTTCTGCAACAGCCAATCATACCAATAAACCCTACGAAATGCAATAGCCTTATCATGTATTTTAATTACGCGGTATTTCTTGCCGTCAATGATTGTTATCTCTCCAATTGCGAGGCTCGACAAGAGTTCGCGGCCAGATATGGCGCTAGACATAGGTGGCCCCGCAAGTGGAAGAATAAACACCCCTTCCAGCATCAAACCTTGCCGGAACCCGGCATCTTCTAGAGCGAGTTCTATCATCGAATTGGTTAAATAGGCTCTCATTAGAAAATGCTTTCCTCAATTTGCGGGGCGGGAACTGGTACATTCGTCATCTCGACAAATGTGCAGTAAGCGCCCTTAAACAGCAATTTCGTAAAAGCCCGACCTTCTCCTTTGTCGCGGGCTTTCTGGAGCCTTATTTCCGTGATCGGGCTGTACTCGTGATCACTCTCATTGCCGTCCTTCCCGTGCTTTACTTCCTCTCGGTGGAGACTGAAAATCGTTGAAGAATCATTTTGCACGGCCTTGCTGCCGTCCAAATCAGAAACATGCGTAACCTTACGCTTATGGTTCTGATCGGCTTTACGAGCTTGGTGGACGAGAATAAACTTTAACCCATATTGCGCCGTCATATTGGTAATTCTCTGCATGGCATTTGCTTGTGCCTTGATGGAATCCGTTTCGTTGCGGCAGAGGAAGTGAAGATTATCCAAAACAACAACTCTAGCCCCGTATCTACGAACAGCAACTTCGATCAGATTTAATACTTCGCCAATTGTCGTCAACGAAGTATTGCGGCCAATGTAATATTTGAAATCCGGGCCAAGCAGCTTCCCCGCAGTTTTATAATCCGCGTCGTCTAATTGCAAACGATGCTTCCCTAGCAGATGAGAAGAAAATATAGTATCAATCTGGTTGGGACTCATTTCTGCCTGATAATTTAAAACGATTTCCTTTTTCACTCTTGCGTGGTGAATCGTAGCTTGTATGGCGAGTGTGCTTTTGCCTAGTCCGCTTTCTGTAGAATAGATTGTGGTCACAGTGCCCGGCAGAATGATGGCCATGTCGTGAATACTTTTCCAGGGCAGTTCCAAACGATCTGGATGATTCGGAACCCGAGCATGATCAGTATTCAGAAGGCTTTGCTGAATGTTGTAAACACCGACTATCGGTTTGGATTTAGCTTCTTCGATCAATCGTAAAACTTCCTCGCGGTATTTATTGATATCTTGTCCGCATCCGGACATGAAGAATTCGTTTGCGTCTTTAAACGGGGCGGGCCACTGTAGCAAATACGTTCTTTCTTTCAGATCGGCCAGCAGACGCTGCATTGCCGTTTGTCCTTCCTCGTCCATGTCGCCCGCAAGGATGACACAATCCGCAAGCATCATTTGATCCCGCATATGAGCATCTGGAATGTCTTTCGCTCCGTTGGGAAGAGACACGCTGCAAAACCCCGCTTGAGTATTAATAATCTTATCGAATTCTCCCTCCACTACGAGCAAAGGTTCTAATGGGTCTATGTCTTCTGTTCCGTGTAGAACAGTTTTCATTCCCCCTTGGCGGCAAAAACCCGACCATTTACCATCCAGTTTCTTAGCAACAATGGAACGATATTTGACGCAGATAACTTCGCCGTTTTCAATACTCGGTATCGCGATCCAGCCTTTATTGGATAGTGGATTGTTCTCCCCTGCCATCATGCCTATGTTCTGTACAAATCCAAGGCGGCACTTCTTGATAGTGTCTGGTGTAATGCCGCGTTCTTTCACGAGCCATTGCTGCGCGGCTGGGTTGTTGGCTAGATTATTTTCCCTGATTTTCCATTCCGCATCTGTCAGTTTCTTGTACGTTTTTGTCTCTTGTTTGATGGCAAAATTAGCATCGGCCTTTTCTCCGTCTCGATACCAGTCTCCACAAAATTTTCTGATTATTTCGACCGCGCCCCGCAAATCTGTATTGTCCGTTTTTTGAATAAGATCGATGATGGAGCCGCTCACCCCGCAAACAAGACACTTATAAACATAGACTCCATCACTAGGGAAAACATCAAAATTGGTAGCATTGCGATCAGCGTGAAATGGGCATAAACCTCTAAATCTTCGGCCTTCCTGCTTCAAAGGGAGTTTGCTACGATAAAGTTCTATAACCCGAGGATGTCTTTTCAATTCTGTCAAATCATTCATAGGGGTAAGGTTTGATCCGATTCCTTCTCTCTCAATTTAGCTTCTTCTTGCAGCTGCGCGGCTTTTCTTTGAACTTCGCCGTCTGTTAATTGATTCAATTTTTCTAGTTCTAGTTGCGCGGCGTTCCTATTTTTTCTTGCTCCAATTACACCGGTGGCCCCACCCTCGCAAAAATCCCGCACGGCGAAAGACTTTTGGAACTCATTCAAGTTTTCTACAAACTCCTGGTAAGCTGCCAGCACTTCTTCCTGTCCGTACCTTTTGACCATCTCCTTGACAGAGATTTTATATTTCCCAGCAAATGCTTGATCAGCAACTTGATATAAATCTGCCAGTAGTTTGTCTAAATTTTCGTCTTCAGATAGATCAATAATACCACCTAGAATACCATCCGCAACCTTCAGAAATTCCGACAACGGGTAGGATACTATCTCGCCGCGCCGGGTCTTTGCCCAAATCTCGAATGCGTCTACGATTCGATGATGGTCGTATATCCTGCCGAGCGCCTTGATTTCCGACCAATCGTTGCTATTGGGATTAAGCCTGATACCTAAAATCAATCTAGCTTTGTCCGTAAGATTGTTCTTCAGACTCATGTCAATGTCCTGTTCAGTTCGGTTCAGTTCTGTTTGTTCAGTTCGGTTCAGTTCGGTGGCATCGTGCGGCATTGCCACGGCATTGCCACGGGACTGCCGTGGCATACGTTCTTTCTCCCATCTCGTATTGGCCTTATCTCTTTGTTTTTCAGATAGTTTGGTGCGATATTCGATCTCCCGATCCCAGTCCAATTCCACCCGATTATGCTTAAGGAGGTTACGACCACTTTTGTAAAGTTTTGTAAAGTTAAGTAGGATTCGCTTTTTGTTCGCTACCCATTGTCGCTTGTTCTCGCATCCCGCGAGTTGCCAAAGCTCATTATCGTCGTCGGGAAGATAGGGCCGTGTAGGGCAGAAAAAAGACTTTTGTAGCAAGGAGCGGTAGAAAAGCCGCTGCAACCAATTCATAGAATTGACTGCCGGACTGCTCATGAACTCGTCTTCGTTCCAGGGTTGATAAAGGGGTTTGTGGCCGTTCAGGGACACGTTATCCTCTCCACTGAACTTTGTTACCAGCCGCTTTCCAGATTTCCTTTTTATTGTCGTGGATAAACAAATTTTCTGGGCAAGTCCAGTCCCCTAAATCTGGAATTCTCCACGCATTGTCCGGATTGTTACCAAGTAGCAATACTTCATTACCTTCTCCACCTTCTATAATTGTTTCTGTACCGCCTTCGAACATATCTGACGGCACTTCTTTAAACGTTATTCCTAAGCCCTTATAAATTCTATCTACGCCGAAACCTTCCAGCAAGTATCTTTGCGAGGCCGGATGATCCTCTACCGGTCGTACTTCCACAAAAGGATGCTGGACTCTTATATGTGGTACTCCGTAAAATTGATCGAATTTACAATTGGGCGACTCGTTGTATTTAGGAAGAGTCAGTACGAAATCCGGAATCCATCCATTCAAATCGTAAGGTTCGTACGCCCATTCCCAGCCGAGTAGATCAAATGTTGCAGCCCATCTTGCTTCCAGACGAGATCGAAAACGAACTCCCGCATATGTGGTTGGTATAGCTGCGATGGTTAGTGTCATAAACTTGTTATCCAATCCTCTTCTTCTGGTTTTATCTTTCCAGATTTTTTCTCCCAGTTGTATACGCGGCGCAGGCATAAAAATGCCTCGTAAGCTTCTTCGATTTGCTTCCGAGTATACTTATATGGGATTGCTTTCTCCTCGCCGATTTGTAATATCCATGCCTGCTCGATCTTAATTGCCGGGCGCTCCTCCTCAAACGCACCGATATATCCTGCGAGTTGCATTTCGTATGGCTTATAGATATTTTTAGCGGCTTTAAAGTCGATCAATGAGGGAATACCGTCTACATATGCTGCATGATCTAAAGTGCCAACGAATTTATGCTTACGAGAGTATACCTTAATCTCGTTTCCGATGGTCTCTATTTTTCGCTGGTTATACCAGTCAAGAGCTTCATCGAATCTTGCGCGGATCGGTGTTCCTGCCAATGGCGGGGCGGATTCTGGATCGGTGAAATATCTTTCAAGGGCTGCGTGCGCCAATGTCCCCGTATCTGCGGCCTTGTCTCGTACATTTCTATAATTAGCAGCGGCGTCTCGAAATGCTTCTTCTAGGAATTGCGCCCCGTGAATCTGATCGGGCATTATCCTTTGTCGCAGGACTTCAATACACATGCGGACACTCCAACCCTGAAGTGCCACACTTTTTCCGAAGTCGGCCAACGATGTAACGGTCGTGACCGAAGGTGATTTTACCTTTTCCCCGCGATCAGTAATTTTATATCGATGGCTGGCGGGATTGAATTCAATCCGAACTTCGCCGCCATAAAGTTCGGATATTTGAACCTCTTGATCGGGCATCAGAAAGGAATATCAGAATCGCTAACTCCGGCCAACGCGGGTTCCGGCTGCGCTTGTCCAGATGCGGACTTCGAATCCAGAAGCACCAATTCGTTGCCTACAACTTCGGTCTTATATTTCTTCTGCCCAGATTTGGCGTCATCCCAGCTTCGGGTAGTAATCTTACCCTCGATGTAAACTTGGCTGCCCTTTTGAAGATATTCACCTGCGATCTCGGCCAAGCGTTGCCACAAAACTACATCAATGAATTCGGTTTTCTCAACCCAATTGCCAGCTTTGTCTTTGTACTTTTCATTGAGAGCCAAGCCAAAATTAGCGACTGCGGCCCCGCTAGGGGTGTACTTAACTTCCGGTGCGCGGGTCAGACGGCCCAACAATGTTACCTTGTTCACGCTTTTTGACATGTCATTCTCCTTAAACTTGTTTAACTGACGCGATTAATTTAGTTTTAGAACGATTGGGCCGTCATACGCCGCGAGCCAAAACCCTCGGCCTGATCCGGTTTTGGACGGGTCAGGATATGCTAATAGAGGACGACCCAAACTTTGAATTGCGGGGCATATTCCACGCTCTTGTGGGCGGTCACGAGTACCCGCTTATTCCCTTTGCTCCAGTCGATTGGAGCTTACCCCTGCGGTTGTAGGTGAAACCCGCCCCGCAAACTTAGTGCTTAAATATACTATACCATATTACGAATACCAGAATGGGCATACATGGCACGTGGAAATTTCTTATTGTTCCTATTATGCTGAATAGGGAATTCTGATAATTCCTTAGATATTTTACATTGTTTGCATATTTTCACTTGCAAAATTCCAATAATTTCCCTTCTTTCTGCGCGGCATCCAGTTTCATAAGAACTTCTTCCCACTCTCTCTTTTTAAGCGATCCCGTCTTGATATCGGGGTTTCCCGTTTCTTTAGCGATGAACTTTTTCATATTCTCAGAACCCGTTGTTTTGATATGCTCTTTGAGACGCTTCAGGAAATCATTATATTCGACCGTGTTTGGTTTATCACCGATTATTGCTGGAATATCATTATCGTTTGCAATAGTTTCGGGCGGTTCGGTTGGTGCTGGAGCAGAGGAAGCTCGCAGATCGTTGTCGAATGGTTTGGCAACGGACCCCGCTTTATTTTGCTCCTGTAGAGCGGATTCCCCAACGCCCGAAGTTTTAGAATTTGCGGGGCGACCCCGCTTCCCCGCTTCAAATTTGCCGCTAGCGCTCTGCGTTGCTTGTTCCGAAGCGGCCAATTGCTGGCGAGCCGCGTGTCCAGATGCGGACTTGGTTTCCTTTGTCTCCCCCGCATCGGTCGGCCCATCGACATCTTCATCCGCAGAAATTGCTAGCATACTGGACAGGGAATATCTTTTGGCATAACTGATGTACGTGCCCATTTCTTGTGGCTTGGTTGTACCATCTGGGACGAATATGCCGTCATCCTGCTGTACTTCATCTTGAAACTGAAGGCGAGTAGTAACGTAGAGCTTACCATCTTTACGAACAAGAGGTTGGGTCAAAGCGATACCCTGCTTTGCAAGTAGAGGAAGCGCCATATTCAGAAGATCGGCCAAATCAGCGTATTTATATTCATATTCGTATTGGCGACCGTTCTTCTCGCCCCGTACCTTGGCTGTTTTAGACTTATTGACAGTTTTGAATTCGGATTGCGCTTTGGCCAGTGCCTCGGCGAGTTTTCCAGTTGTTTTCGCTGGCCACTGGTTCGGCCATTGATATCCGCCAATAGAACCATTTCCTGGAATGGAGTTGGTTCCCGTAGGAATATCAAAAGAAGTATTAATCTGATTTAAAGCAGTGCTCATTGAATGTGCTCCCATGATTGACCAACGATAGCGCGGTATGCGGTCATAGTAGAAACCCCGTATTTTTCACCAATCTTTTTATAGGATAGACTGCGCGGTTCTGCCCGCATCTGCCTAACTAGTTCTTCGGTTAATTTAGAGACAGGATTATCTTCTCCGAACCTATAGAGCGGATTCATGCGGTCTTTTTTCGCCGCATCTTTCATATTATCGTCTTGTGTTCCCAGAAATAAATGATCAGGATTTACGCAGGCTGGATTGTCACATTTATGTAGAACGAAATTTCCTTTAGGTATTTCTCCGTGTACTAAAAACCAAGAAACTCTATGTGCTTTCCGATTATACCCCCTAAACCAAATAGTACCATATTCCTGCGTGGTAGACCCAATCCACAACCAACAGCCGCTCATTGGTTCTGGACTTACCTTTTTCCAGAATCTTTTTTCTATGGGAATACGCGGCTTAACACCGTCATCTTCCATAGACCTAATTCGTGTGTAGGCAATGCTTTCAATCATTTGTTAAGAAATAGGGTTAGGCCGGTTGGAGGTCCAGCCTAACCCCGATACGGGGTGACGCGCCCCGCAGCCTGACTTCACGTTAAAGGAATTATACGCGGCTCCCCGCAATTTGTCAACCTACATTTCGCCTTTACAGAGGCATTTCATTCTGTATCCAGCCATCTATCAAAACGATCAAGACCTTGACAAAATTTATCCATAAACCACCATACAAACAGCACGAATGGCACTACGAACCATCCGCCCAATGCGAGTGCTATCACCATAGCAATTTTGCGTTTGCGGGTCGATCTGCGCCAAATGTATACAAAATCCTTCATTTCGGTTTAATCGGGTTAGACAATAAAGTTTCTAGTGATTGTCCGCAAATCCGCCAGCCCAATCATCCGGGGAATTGACCCAATCTTTCTCGGCTTTTGCAGGCTGCACCTTTTCCCGTTCACATTCGTAACAGATTTCAAATCCGCTTCGCATGTCGTAATGCAGCTCATTTCCATGTACCAGACAACGATCTCCTTGCATCGGGTTCTTCTCCTTCCCCGCCATCCGCGACGGCCTTGTCGTATTCCTGAGATGCTTGTTGTTCTAAAGGACTGGGCAGAACAGATTGACAAATGTTGTCGATGCGGATAAGCGCGTCGTTTGCATTTTCTCCATCCCCGACCTCTTCCTCTCCAGAAGCATATCTACGAATCTGTTCCAGTGCCGCGAGCAACGTTTCTTTCTCAGAAAGTGACCCATCTTTTCTGGGCATTGTTGCCTCCAATCTTGAATAAAGTCTTCAGGGCTCGCGAACTGAATAAAAGGCTATCCATTCCGCAAATGCTTTTGCAGCTCTAGCCCATGTTGCGGCTGAAACGTTTGCCTTATACGGCCTGAATTTCCTGTTGGCCGTGTTCGCTCGAATCCAAGTGACAAGCCAATCCTGTACTTCATTGGTAGTCAAGTTACAATATGCCATTACTCCTCCTCAACTAATGGCGTTTTGTAATACACGCCATCAATCCACTTTGCAATCGCTTCCTGCTGTCCGTATGCCGCTAGTGCGCTGGCATAGGCTATCCAGTCAAACGGGTTATCCGTATCCGGACAAATTGGACACTTAATATTGTTTTTCATATTAGCAACCAAAGCAGTCCTCGCAACAATCATCGTGACAGTGACTCGCGGCGAACGCTCCTCGTGCTCTAGCCTCAACATCTGCTTTATAGCAATCTGAATGTCGATTGCAGCCGGGGCGACGATTTCCATTCTCGTCTATACCCCGATTTGTGCGCGTTTTTATCGCCTTCTGCCCCAACCCCAAACGATATGCTGTCTCCAATGTTTCAATCATGCTGATCTCAGTCTGCCCTGTCCATTCTGAATAGAGCTGCTCGATTACATCTGAGATTGTGAAATGGCTTTGAAGTAGCTGTGGCATATGAAACTCCTTTAATCAGGGAACTTAACTAAGTATCCAGCCAATTGTCGAAACGATCTAGGTTGCTAGATACAGTATCCATTAGCCACCACTGAAATTCAACCAATAGGATTACGGGCCATCCGATAATCAGCGCCACAATCATAGCAATTTTCCGCTTGTGTGTCGCGCCTTGCCAAATCTCTAGAAACGTCCTGATCATTTCGGATCAGCATGCTCGGCAAGATGTGCGTCGAACTCTTCGCCGACTTTCTGCCACGTTCGGCACCCTCGCGTGCTTACCCAACCGCACAAACATTCCATCCACGGGCAAACATGCCCGAGCAGCGCGTGTCCCAGATTATCATAAGCAGCTTCATGTGGTCCGTGCGCTTGCGCGATAATTTCCTTGATATGCGCCATAAAAACCTATTTAAGTGATGTTATTAAAGCAATCTCGGTCTTCGCCCTACTTATGAATCCTCGCGATGCCAACTTTCATCTAATGAGAATATAGCACCAATGTCTGCATTGTCAAGAGGTACAATGGGAAAAAATGGGCTGCGAAAAATTAATGCATGGGCCTGCCGCCATACGGATCGGCTCCAACACTCCAGAGGAATGTGCAAAAATTGCTATAGCACTTCTATGCGAAAATCGCCTACTAAAATTCGGGCGTGGAAGTGCGAGCACAGAGATAGACCACACCATGCTAAGGGCTTGTGCGAGGCTTGCTACTGCCAACGGGAAACTAACAAAAGAGCTTGGAAATGTGATCACATAGATCAGCCACACGCCGCTCATGGCCTGTGCCAGCATTGCTACGATAAACACCGCAAGGCTAAACAGAAGAAATGGCGCGATACAAAAGGACCGGACCATGTTCGTCGCATATACAGAAAGAGCTACTATAAAAATTATTATAAAATGACAATGGAGCAATTCGAAGAACTTTTTGCCAGACAAGATGGCAAGTGTGCGGGATGCCGCTATATTTTTCGCGACTCTAATGACGAATTGATATGCATTGACCACGATCACGCCTGTTGCTCCAACGGAAAGAAAACATGTGGTAAGTGTGTTCGGGGGATTCTATGCGATCTTTGCAATCGAATTTTAGGGCAGGGAAAGGATGTGCCAGAAACCCTAGAATCTTTAGCTAGATATTTGCGCAATTGGTCTTCTCTCAGAGAACTCGAAGAGCTATTCATATAACATCTTTGCATACTTGTCAATGTATGAAACATCTGCGTTATCAACAACTTGCGCATAGGTGCCCAAAGTAAGACTTTTGCAGGCGTGGCCGACCCGGTAGGCCAGAATTTTCTCTGGTATGCATACCTGAGACGCTAGGGTTGTTATACAGCCTCTGCGCCAAGCGTGGAACCCGACAGGTTGGACTCCGAGTGAAATCATTACAGGGTCCAATGCCCGCCTACATTCCGTGGGCCCACCAGGGGCCTCCGGATCGTGTCTTAAAGAAAAATCCCTCCGAGGAGCATCCACGCAACATTTCTCTTAATTGATTGGATACATAAATATCTCGAAACGCCGAGGATGTCTTAGGGTCTTGGCAATTTCCAAGATACACGCTCTTATTAATCGAGAGTGTTTGCTCCTTTATATCGTTTACTTTTAATGCTAGGATTTCTCCTATCCTTGCGCCTGTCTCTGCCAACGTTGCCGTAAAAGCTTTCTGTCGATGATCTGCGCATCCCTTGATAACAGTGCGCATTTGGTCAAGAGTTAGCCAGTCCTGTTGAGTCTTCCTAATCTTTGGCAGTACGGGTGTGGGAAACTCTTTGATCAATCCTTCCCGCTTAGCCTGCCCTAGCAAATTACGGAGCGTGCCGTGGATATTCTTAACACTGCGGGGCTGTTGTTCTTTTGCGAGGTCGGAAAACACCTGCTGGAGTTGCGCATACGTGATGTCCACAAGCGGACAACTACCCAGCCGCGCATTTAGCAAACGGATATGGCTACCCATTGTTGCTTGACTTGCCCTCTTTTTCAGTGGCAAAATCGTTTCTTTCCAACGAGTTGCGAACTGTTCGAAGGTTTCCATACCCGAATATTACCACAAACTAATTTAATGTCAAGAGAAATCTTTCTCAAATTGCGCGGATTATCGTATTGTAAAAACATTCGTGATCCTGCGATACCAGAAATCTTCGGCATTCGCACATCCTCGTTATTTCACAATACGTGCAAATCCACCGATCTTCGTTGGCGTAGTGATATCGCCATCGCCCGCAATGTGGACAGAACGTATCGGGGTGCCATACGTATTTCATTCTAATGTAATCCAGCTACTTAATAAAGTTCTTAGCTTTGGCTTCCTCTTCGGTCATCCAGATTTCCCGCTGCCATCCGTATGGCAATTCGAGGTCAAGAGTCACGAAAGGAACTTTGCCACCGTAGAGGGATAGATCAATCGCTTCCCACGGGCCGTTCCCGATCTTGCGTTGCCCGCTCGTGGGTGTCCAGCGTTCCAAAACTAGGATTGTATTCTTCATTGATTGCTTCGATTAAACTAGTCGCCCCGCAATTTTTCCAGTTCGGCAATGCGGGAGCGCCTTTTTCGAATTGCTTCGAGCTTGGCCAGCGCCCGATCCGGTAGCTCATCTTTGGCCTTCAGTGTTTCCGTGAGCGCGGCGATCTCCGTACGAAGGGAGTGCTCATCTACAGCCCATTGTTTATGTACATCCTTTAGTTCCTCTCGCAGCGCGGCGATCTCGTGTCGGAGCGAGGCGGCGATTTTTGCAAGTGCTTCTCGAACGTTGGCGCGAAATGTAACTTGTTCATTGTTCAGCTCAGCGCAAATGTACCACCCTGCTTCGGCCTCGACTCGTTGGAGTAATTCGTGATCTTCTGGCGCTGCGGACACGAGCTGCTCGGGAGCGGCGCTTAGGGTGGGGCATGACCCATGGTGTGCCCCTTTCTTGGTTCGGTAAAACGTCTGTCCTCGCTGAATAAGGCCGCGACACTTAGTACAAAGCATCAGGCTTGGTCCCCTCTCAGGCCGTAGGAGTTTCCCATCTTCATCTCTCTCATCCATTCTTACTGTTTCAGGCTCCGGCGCTGGCGGCTGCGGAGTGGAGTGCCCCGGATCAGGGCGATTAATCTGTGATTGCAACTCAGCCATTTCTTTTTTGTTCATTCCTTGCGGATGGTTCACTGCTCCTCCTCCTCCTCCGTGGCATCGGGCCGATCACTGACACCGTTTCAACTGCCCTCCGCTAGTTGTGGCGAATTCTTTCCGCTGCCGCGCAATCGTGCAGGACAGCAGCCCAGTGTTCGGGTCGGTTGAATAGAACTGAAGAAAGCGAGTCGTTCCGGCAATATGCGCACCGGTATCCGGGTCAATATAATCCAGCCCTCTTGACTTGATGTTATTGGCCAGCTTACCCACGATCAAAGCATCGCTACAATCAGGCTCCAATTCGTAACCGCATACGGTCTGTATATCGGGGATTACGCCCTCCTGATACCAAGTGCCACCTACCCCGTATGGATGAAGGCACGTCGCTGCGGTTCCAATTGCGCACATGTTTACATTCATCGCCCCCGCGCCCTCCCCGCTCCATCCGAGGTCGATTGGTCCCGTGTTCCCAAACAAACCGTGCGGAACAATTATTTTCTTAACGTTATACCAGGTAAATGACGATCCATCATAGGATTGATAGTCGATGGAAATCTGGCCAAGGCCGTTCAGCTTGCAGCTTTGCGTCGTGCCGCTTGAATGCGGGGTTGTACACGTGGGCGGCGGCGGAGGTGGAGGCGTAAGTACACCCGCAATCGGGCACAGCACATACGCATCGTAAGTGATGTTGCAAGACGGATCATTTGGGTCCGAATAAAACGGCGAGCACTTCGCGGTCAGGTCTGTCGCGGTTATACCGAACGTGTTATTCGCAGGCCGAGACTGGTTCGATTGTGTTCCGCATCCTGCGCATAGTCCACCATGCGGCCAGTTAACCTGCGCATAGGCTGTGTGATTGATGTATCCAGGGCACGTAGCCGTAGGGCACTGGTCATCTGCGCCCTCAACCGCCATCGTAATCGACATGCCAGTGAGGTTAAGTGCATTGATCTGCCCTGCCGTTGATCCCGTGCCAGGAACGAGAGCGAAAATTGTATCCTGGTCGCCCGCTACCATCGTGCCGACTTGAGATAGCACAACCCCGCCCGGCTGACTGTACACCGTGTCCCATACCGCATTGGCTTGATCGTACCACTTGACTTTCGGAGCTAGTCCTCCGCCTGTAACGATAATAAGCATCGCTCCAGTTTCTGTGTTCGTAGTAAACGAACACGCTATCGCACTTGGCCCCTGATGCCCAGACGCAGGGAAGGGTTGGAGATACATTGCCTCGAATGCGCTCCCGTTCCAGAGATAAACCTGCCCACCTTTGATCGCACAAGCATGTGTGCCATCAGATACCGCTCCAGCTGTCCATCCTGTGCCAATATCCTTGCCGGGCCAACCAGTGGTACTACCATAGCTCCAGAACCATGAATCCCCGCCATTGAAGCTTATCTCCAACTGGCCAGTGTTGTCGCTCGCTGAGTACCAATGCGTGGCGCAATTCCCCGCCGTGGTCGGCGCAGTCCCGTGATAAGACCAATAGAACCGATTGGTTCCAGCGGGGCAACCGGAATCTGCCTTTAGAAATCCGACCATTAAACCATCCGTTGGATCATTCATCATCGTAATTTCTGACCATCCGCAACCGAGAACTGTCTGCTGTGTCCAGACCTTCGACGCATCCATTGCGAATGACCAGACGCAGCCTTGAGCGGAATCGAGCATATACAAGTCCGAATCAGGTAGGACCGCGAGCGCTTTCGCTGTCTTGTTCCCTGCGAGCGGAACCCAACAGTCCGCCGCTCCGATGCACTGCGAGGTCACATCCGCGAACGATGCACTGGATGTGATGTTGTACGTTGCAGAACAAAGCGAAGCGCAGATACACAGAGCGAGAACAATGATGTACTTCAACATAGAGACTCCTTTAGATTGTGCGCGTTGTCGAGTCGCGCCCCTCGTCCCTGACTTACCTTAGTCGTCCCCGCCACCATTCGACACGCCCGTAATCGTAAACCTCGTTGACCACGATGGCAGATTACCCGCATCGGAGTTAAGCAGAATGCTCAGCGCCGTGTAAGCGTAACCTTGCGGCGATCCGGTTTTAATCGGCGTAGGGCTGTTCGGATCGTAATGCACGGTTACCGTGCAGGTTGAGCCCGGAGCAGCCCCCTGACACGTATTGCCTGCCAGCGTCCCCGTGCCCGCTCCAACTGTGTAGTAACCGCTCGCAGACGTTGCGATAGCCGCGCTGCCGACGTTAAGCGGAAAATCGCCATCGCTTGCCAGCGTAAGAACGAAGTCGAACGGCGCGTCGTTGATCACGTACTGGCAAGCTGTGAATGACGGAAACACACCCTGGCAACTCGGCGTAACCGACTGCCAGGTGAAATGCGACGCTGGCGTGTCAATGAAACCGAAGCCATATCGAGCGTAACTCGTTCCTGCGCCGTTATCGAATCCCGTCGCTGACGGCCCACTCGTTGCGTAGATTTCCTCCAGGCCGCCCCTGTCCAGCGGACTCGGCCTCGTGGCTATAGGAGCAGGAACCGTGCAGGGCGTGGTTTGCTGAACCGTGTATGGCGTCGAGCTAAGCAGGTTACCTTGCCCATCCCATGTACCTGTAGCACCGCAGAAATACTGCCTCGGCGCACAAGCACGATTACAGCTCTGCGTAAAATAGGTAATGCTTCCACTGACCGTTCCGTCAGCGTTATACTGATCTCCGATAGAAGTCATGCCCTGTGCACGCGGGATGATAGGTAGTTGCAAGCGGTATTCATACGCATGTGCATTGGATAACAAACCGATAGCACACGCAAGGAAGAACAGGATAGTTTGAACTTTTTTCATTTGGCACCTTTCAGGGAGTGGTCAGTTTAGACGAAAATGCCGCGCAAATTAAGGAAGTACAGTCCACGGTTTATTTAATTTCTGATAATCATTCTTGGCTTCATCGCTGCCCCACGCGACGTTATCCAAATGGCCGCGTCCGTCGAGATTGTCAAAAAGGAACTGGACGACCTCGGCAAGATCAAGAACATCTGCGCGGGTGCTGGTATTGAATACGTCTTTAAGTTGTTGGATAGCTTCGGATTTAGTCATATTGCTCCTGATACAAAATTGCCAATCGGACAACCTCTGCTTGTCCAGATTCGGACAGTTCATCAAAGACTCGCGCCTCGTATTCTGGGTGAAAGAACTTGTATTTTGCAAGACCCATTTCAAACGCCCAAGGCTCTACAACGCCCCGCATACTTTCGACTTGCATTGTCTAAGGATAGCGCGATTCGGGATATTTGTCAAGTATTTATTAATGCGCGGCGGACCAATTCGACCCCCGTTTGCTCTCTACAATTACGGGGACCACAAGTCCTTTAGTTACAGTAGTTTCCATGATATGCTTAAGCTCTGCCAATGCTTCGCGCCCCGCATCTGTAGGAGCCACGGAACCGGCTAATTCGTCATGCACCGTGAGAGATACTTGTAGCGGTCCACTTTCGGACAACAATCCGCTTTCCCACGCCGCTACCATTGCTGCCTTTGTGATGTCCGCAGATGAACCTTGCGTATAGCGATTTAAAGCCCGGTGAAGTCCCGCACGTTTAATATCGCCATAGGCTTCCAGCGCTTGCTTGTAAGGAAGCGCTAAAGCCTTGTAACTTCCGATTGCGCTGGTTTTAGCTTCCCACAGATCGAAGCGCGAACGACGGCCAAGAATGGTACGAATAAATCCTTGTTGCTCGGCTCTCTTCATCGCAACCTGCGAGACTTCCTTTACGAATGGAACGTTATCGTGATAGCGTTGAAGAGTATCGTAGGCTTGCTGGGTCGGCTCGCCTTCTTCGTTGACCATACCCAATTCATTCGCCAGCTTCTTCGCTCCCATCGAGAACGCGAGGCCAAAGTTGATCGTCTTTGCGGGATCGCGGCCAAGCTTGGTCAGTTCCATGACCATGTTGTGGAAATCGGTCTTGGGATCGGTCTGATAGCGCCGAAGTGCTTCTTTCGCGCCCCGCAATGAATGTCCGCGTTCATTCTTGGCAAGCGCAGCAGCATTTACGATGAGACGGAACTCGATTTGGCTGTAATCATTCGCAAAGAATTCCTTGCCTTCATCTGGCAGGAACATAGAACGAAGCAGCGGGCCTAGTTCTGGATCGCGACGAGGAATCTGCTGGAGGTTTGGCGTTGTACAACTGAAGCGCCCTGTAACTGTTCCCTTTTCGCCTTCTTCTTCATCTGCGCGGCGCAGTGGATGAAACTGGGTATGGATGCGGCCCTTGATATTGTCTTCTAAAATGAACTTCGATACGAAGGGATTCCGTGCCTTTTCATACTTGCGAGCGGCCAAGATTAGTTTGAATGCGGGGTGTTGCTGGCGCTTCATCCAATTATTTGTGAAAGACGGATTGCCTTTCGCGGTTGTCCGGAACTGGACATTTATCTTCTCACACATCTTTACGAGATCGGCGGACGCCGCGATATTAATCTCGAATCCCGCAATTCTATGAAGTTCCTGAAGCTTTTCATCTCGCCTATTGATAAGCGTCTGGTTGACTTCAGCGGCCTTCTCTACGTCTACACGGATGCCCCGCATCCTCATAGAATTAAGCATCGGCGTAAGACGGCATTCTAGATTATAAAGATCATGCAAACCTTGCTTCTTAAGCTCTGCCTTTTGCTTTGTAAGGATGTCTGGTGGTAAATCAATGTCGGTCAAGGCATATTCCGAAGCATGGGCCGGATGTACTTCGGCGAAATGTTCCATTACATTGTCGCCATATAATTCTGTAAGGAAGCTGCTTTTCTTGCCCGTTCCCATCCATTTCTGGCCTAGCGCCTCTAGGCTGTAACTGTAGGCCAACTCGTCCAGAAGTGCCTCTGCCCACTGAATATCTTGGAACTTCGCATGTGGGGCGACAATCCCATACTTCATCAGGAAGAAAGCGTCGAACAAGTTGGAGTTCGCACCGATGAAATCGCCGTGGAAGTCTTTCAGCTCTGTCTTGAGCCAGCGAAGGACTTGTGTTTCGTCGCAGTTCATTCCTTGCTGATGGCGAATCGGCCAATAATTGCGGGTTCCTTGATCCGTCTTTAGGACGACGCCAACGATGTAATCGCCGCGCAATACATCTAATCCCGAGGTCTCCAAATCGAGGGATAACCAGCGGCACCCCGCAAATGAAGGGAATTCAACTGGCGGACGATATTCTACGGTTGTATAGGTAGGGATATGCCTGATAGGAAAATCTGGGAAGAGAAGTTCGGTCATTCAAACCTATTTGTTCATCCCTAGTTAATAAGGTTCTGTCTCAAATGAGGACACTCACCGTAAAACTGCTTAGATTGATTGCAGTTATGGCACAATAAGCGGTATCGATCCTTTGGCCAACCATTCTTTTTCAGGAAGCGGTAAGTTCCGTGAGTTTTTCCGACCCGTTTCCGATGTTCGTGGCCATCATCAAAAATATGATCCAGACACAAAAACTCCTCTTCAGTAATATTGCACCCTCCCGGACATTGGCACTTGTGACCGTAAGCTATTAACATTTCTTCCCGCAGAGCATCTCGATATCTTTTATGGCTGTCTATGCATTTCTGACATCTGGCTTTTCTCTTAGAAACCGTCACACCGCCGCAGGCACACAACCCCTTGGCTCTGTTCTTCTGGGCCGTTGTTTGCTTCTTCAAACGTATTCATTCTTTCTCCTCCAAACTTTACAAATTGCCTGAGTTAAACTAGTTCTCCCAAAACGCGCCGCGCATACCGTCTGCGAGAATCATCGCTATTCATGTCTGCCATCTGCCGCAAAAGTTTATCGCGGCTCTCTGGAGTAGCTTTTTCAACTAGCTCGCAATCCTCAAGATGCGCCATTCCTTCTGGCCAGCCGCACCAACTTAAGTATCGGCCTTCAACGAAGGCTGTGACCCATCTTTCGCCGCTCGGTCTATGGAAAACAACGTCTCCTGTCTGAATCATAAACTTTATTAACTCCGCTGATTAAACTAGATTTGCTCACTAACAGTTTCTGCTTTAGCGAGCATTTTCGCTTTACCATCCAATAAACAAACACGAACCCAATCATCGTCCAATTTGCCGTCACTGACGGCCATGCGGATCGGTTGCAGGGGTTGTCCGAATGTGGACAATTCCAGATAAATGTCCGCGCCGCTGGCAATGGCCTGCCGGGCATTTTCATTCAAAGTCCAGCGGGAAATTACCCGCCGTTCTGGTCCTTCCGATACTAGCGAGCGAAGCGGTAAATACTCTGGTTGATCTGCGGCATAGACAACTTCTTCCGATTCCATGCCATCGACTACGGGACCATTCTTGATTGTTAGATAATTCCACATTCGTATTACCCTCATTAAATCATCTATTGTCTTTCTTGGTTAAACTAGTATCGTGCCATTTGTCCTGACATGGATCATACAGTGTCGGGCCGCCGTATTCGTGGCAGATATCATCCGCCACAAGCTTGCGAAGTTCTGGACGGTTGCTGTCGCAAGTCGGACATTTGTCTGGAATAGTCATTAAATCATCAATTGTCCTTCTTAGTTAACCAAGCTTTTCTTCTCATCTGGCGCGGCCAATTTAAGCACGTTTACAACCCCACCGATTGCTGGAACAATAGTTTGTAATTCCACCTTTACTAAAATACATGCGGGGTTCTCGACACCCTTTGGTGATCCAGATACGGACAGCCCCTTAACGATAGAACCATCCTCAATTCGAGTTATTACACCCACAACAAAATCAGACTTAATATTTACAACGGAACCGATTTCAAGTATATTTCCTAATAAGTCTACTATTTTCATCGTTGATTCCATTGCCTTCCTTTTGCAGCCATGTCTTTCATATTATCTTGATGAGTTCCAAGAAATAAATGATCTATATTTACACATGCTCGATTATCGCATTTATGGAGAACATACCAACTTTCTGGCCATTTTCCATTGTGCAAGAACCATGAAACTCGCGGAGCTGAGATTATTTTTCTATCTCGATGAAAACTACCATACCCACTGCTATTGATTGCGCCTGTCCATGTCCAGCAAGGACCGATCTCCGCACAATGAGATGGGATTGGTCCATTTTTATCTACCTTTTCCCAAAATGCCTGCTCAATAGATTTCTTAGGTTCTAGCCTTAAACATCCGCAAGATTTGCTATTCTTCATCAAAGATTCGTGTGAAACTTCTTTTTCTACTCCGCAGTCGCAAATGCACCAATAGAACTTGCTTTTCCTTGGTGAAGGCCGCCTAGTTATTCGTATTACCAACCATCGACCGATTCTTCGTCCTGATAAATCTTTGAATATATTTGGCATATGCGTATTTCATTGAGTTCTATAATCTAACTAGATTTTGCCCGACGGACTCGGAAAAGCTTGGCCATAATAATATGCGGCCATCGTCGCCTTTGTAGCCGTTATATTTCCTGACAAAGCCAACTGCGGCTTTGGAGTCGGCTTTACCGTAATTGCGGGGACTTGATAGATGTGTGCAAGCTTCGCCGCAACCCCGCCATTATTAACAAGCGACTTCGGATAAGCATATTGTGCGCGGTAGCCATGTTCGTGCTCAATTACGCGGCCCCACAAATAGACTTCCCCGTAAACACGAAGATCATCGGTAGGAGCGTTCTCGCCATGCTCCGTGTCTGCTTGTGACTTATAGGCGTAGATACCGCATACGCAATGAACACCTTTACAAATAGCGCCCTGCCCCGCAGGATCAGCAATAGACGGTCCTTTCGGAATCTTGCATTCCGCGCATAGTTTCTCAAGCGGTTTCCATTCTGTACGATTGTTGGACAGCAATTTGTCTGCAAATACCGGGACGCTCCATCGTCGCCAGCCAATAATAGGACTGACTAGTGTTTCTTGCGGCTTCGGCAATTTGCGGGGCGTCGGTTCGGCGAGTCCCGTAGACCAGGGATACGCATTCGTGGTCAGACCCGTAATACTTTGGATGTTACATACATGAGTATTGGGCGTGGTATAGCTCGTCCCGCATAGTACACACATGTATGTAGTTGACGGCATGGCCATATTAGTCGCCTCCGGCGGGGACAGGTTCTTCGATTCGCTTCGGAGTTTCTGTAGGAATTTCTTCCACATCTGGAATGCTCCTTCCGGGCAGTGGTTCGTACAACGGCTCAACTGTAAATAATCCTCAACGGGTCGCCAATTTGTGCCATAAGGTCTTTAGAATCTACGGGGTCCGTGGTTGCGAACCCCGCAATTCGGGAGAGACTCCTTTCCATAGATTATACTACAAGTTCAAAATCTTCGCAATTCTTAAAACGAGCCTCGCAATTTGATAGAACATATTTATTGCCCAAGCCAGCGCGACGGCCATCGCGTTTCTCCTTAATTTATATTAGCTCCGCTATTCGAAATGTAATTATTCATCGGCCATTTATCATTTCCAGCCTTAGTTCCATTGCTCAAAATGATATTTCCCGCAAACGAAGAATTGCCTGTCCAACAGCCGGGCACGAGCGTGGAATAATTCGCTTCAACTGTTGTTGCACAGTTGTTAACTCCGCCGCCTGTACTCCAAACAGGATATGTCCCCGCAGAAACGATATTGTTCGTAAAATTGATGTCCGATGTTTGCGCAACACCGAGAGCGTTATTCGCCGGGGGTCCACCGATCAGAAGGAACCCGTGTCCGGTTGATCCCGCTTGCGGAGCCCATTGCGACAAGAACAACGAATTGTGATCGAATGAGACATCGTGCATAACAACCGGCGTGGATACGGGGTCGTACAGAGACGAAATCTGCATTAGGAAATTACCGGGAGTATTTTCACCTGTAAACTGTAAATCCGCGAATACATTGTCATGAATCGAATAACCGTAACAAGCAGCAGGCCACGCGCCGTTATCACTTTTCCCGCACGCAACTTGCATTGCGTTTGAAGTATGCGAGATTCGGTTAAATCGGACAGTTACATCGGTAACCGCGCAGATCGGACAAGTACCAGGATTTTTGGCTGTAAGTAGTATTGCAAATCCGTTTTGAGTGTAGCCTGCCCACGCGCCGCGCATTATGTTGTTCGCAACCAAACAGCGGACACAGTTCTTCATCTCCACTATATTCTTTACAATCCATGCACACTTTCCACCGGGACATTTGCTATTAACAGATGCGGGGACAAATGATGGGTCGCCGGGGTTCCACGAATCTGGCTTATTGAAGGTATTGTTCGTAATCGTAACATCGGTCGGATTGAATGTCGCAGTTCCACCACCTGCAAGGATGTTCTCGCCAGATGCCTCGATAAAGTTGTTGTCGATGAGAATGTTGTGATCCTGAACGATTGTACTTAGCCCGAAGTTAATACCTTGAGCATCCCCGCAAGTTCCTACAATTGCGAGACAATGAAACCCCGCAAGATAGCTATTGATAATACCTATGTTATAAGCATTACTTAGCTCAAAACCCCGCACAGTTTCATCTTGACCATTCCCATGAATATAGCTTCGGTCAAATATGAGATCGTGAGCGCCCGAGCCGGGCGTTACGAGATTGTAAACCACCCCCGACCCCGTAGTTCTAAGAATCTCAAATCCTACAATGCGGACGAATGCTCCGCCATGAATCCCCGCACCCGAGGAGTTAATAACAATCTTTGGCAGGGAGTATTGCAGGGGATTCAGCCGCGTACCCTCAACGGGCAATACGCCAGATGACCAAATTGTAATCCAATGCTGGGCGTCGCAGTTCAATGTCGTGGGAAGCTGTAGAGTTCCTGTCCAAACATTTGCGGGGTCCACTAGGAATGTATCGCCGCACACTGCACCATTCAGTGCTGCTTGCAGGTTATCGGTCGGTCCTACGATCTTAGGAGCATTTGGAGACGGTGTGTTGGCAACCGATGTCGCCATAGTTGTTCGAGGAAGTTCGGCGGGGCCATCGTATGTCGATTGTCCATATGCGGACAAAGCCGCGCAAATTAAGAATAAGGGAAGCTTCATTTCTTGTCCTCAATGTCGCCCAGATTTTTAGACGAAGTAGCGGCAACGTCGAGTTGAACTAAATTTGGCCTAGTAAGACTCAGCTCCATAGCTGTAGTTTCTGGTTTGATAGACGTGCAACCGATTAAAAAGCTAATGTTCGCATCTGGGCAAGTCATCTGTCCGTCTTTCGCCGAGCACTTGCCGAAGCTGTGAATTACCATGCGGGACATACAAGGTAACGGGATGTATTGAGTAGGTTTCTTTTCCGTCGCCCCGCAAATTGTTGAAAGCAAAAGAATTAAGCTGCAAGTTCGCATTTGTTCTCCATCGGTGCCCCGCACATTATACAATAACTCGGTCCATTGTCGCAAGAAAATACCCTTCGGCCAATCTGATCGCGGAGTAACCATACAATCCGCACACGCACGCAATAGCGGTTAGGGTCTATGCCCAACTTCAAGCTGATACGATGTAGATGCTGTTTCACTGTGTTCTGGCAGATACCGAAGCGCTCGGCCAATTCTCTATTGCCGAGGCCCTCCATTAATGCAAGTATAACTTTATTTTCCTGTCGCGTAAAGTTCATTGTCGCCTTCAGTATTCTAGCCAAAGTTCCACAGATTCGTGTTTCTCAATGGCCTCCAATAATTCCAGAGCGCCTTCAATGTTGGCATCAGCCAATCCTTGTAAATATGGTACTTGGTTTCGCCCGAAAGTTTGCCGATGTTCAAGGCCATATCTGTCACGCAGTACGAACTTGAGAGCATCCGGCAGTGATTCAGCCGGGCGTTTGGCGGGCTCCCACATCAAATTTGCGCTCATAGCTCCTCCATTTGTCCAGATACGGACAGCTCCCGCCCCGCAATATCGTATCTGCGTATCCGTATAACCCTTCGGTCAAGTTCCTGCTTTACAGCTTCGGTATGCTGGTGATTCAGCCACGCAAATAAAAGTAACTCTTGTAATTCCATACCAGGGCGCAATTTGATGATTAGCATATGCGCGGCCCTCCAAGCCGCCCCGTATAATCTGGTTTAACTAATTGAATCTAACAAGTTTTGAACGCTCTCCAAGTCGTCGCGCCAGTCGGGTGCTTGTTCTTCTCAGAAACACCAAGGATCACAGTCTTCGGCATATTTTGCCCAACCCCGCATAGTTTTGACTGCATCGACAAGCTTTGTGATTTGTTCGTCTTTCGTCATTGTCGCCCCGCATCTTAGAAAACTGTTCGGTCAAGTATACCAAATGTCGCCCAAACTTCTGTGATTGTCAAGCTTAAATTAGTCCTCTCGCTTCGCTTTTCGTACAGCTTCTTCGGCAGCCTGCCATAGGGGACCGCTGTACTTCAATTCACAATAGTGATTAAGGAGATTCTCTAGTGCCCTGAGCAAGTCAGGAGCCGCATCTCGGATGTGATCCTCTTGTCGTTCGGCTTTGTATACCATTAAACGCCTCCAAACTTTATTGTCTAGATAACTCTATCAGGTTCTCCGAGTAGCGTTCTTTCCTCTAGCAGTTCGGCTAATCGTCGCTCAGAGAATTTAATATGTGATCGCAAATCTTCAATTTTCCAATCTAATTGTCGCAAGTGTCTCTGTTTATTAGGCTTAGCGTCCTTTCGTACCCACCATTGTTCGCTGATTCCACCGATAGGGACGTGAATTACATCGCAGTCGTCGTATCGGTCGCATTCGTCTCGGTCAGTTTTGCGGAAATCATCCAAGCAACCAAGGAATTCCGCTTCGGCTAGTTTTTCCAAAGATACGCCATCCATCGAAGGATCACGCCAATAGGTATCAGTTCCGAATAAGCCATATCCTCTGTCTTGGATGATGGCTAATCCGTGCCGACACCACGCGCCGGATGAGTATCGGAAAATCATGTTCGGTCTAATGTCGCTGAGGTTCATGTCGCCCCGCAATTGTAAATATGGTTCGGTCAGTTATGAGGTTTGCGGGGCGCGGTCAGCCCATACGCATGTGTACAAAGCTGGCAAGTGTGCCATTGCTCCTCCGGCTTGCCTTGCTTGTCAGTGTATCGGCTTGCGCCACAATCGCAAATCTCAATATTGCGCGAGTCGCCTATGCTTGTGTGGTGCGGCTTATGTTTGTGCATTAGGCTATCTCGCTTTCTTTCATTAGTTTAGCATAATCGAAAGACTTTACGGCCTCGCGCCATTTGTTGCTAAGTTCCTTACGGGCAATCCAACCGATTACTTCGGCCATTGCAGCGGTCTGCCGCGCAACCAAGAAAAGACTTGCCTTGGGCATCTCAGGAAGGCTAGCACCGAATGTCGCCTGGGACATTAGAATGAGTTTGGCAGCTTGGCCGACTGAGAATGATGCGCGGCGTTCGCCTCTGTGTTGCCTTTCGTTGGCCGTCTCCTGCCCTAATAGCTTGGCTAAATCATCGTGCCAGCTAACATCCTGCGCGAAGTCGCGCAAGCACACGCCGTCATCGTTCGGCCCCGCAGCTTTATATGCGCGGTCAATCGCTTCGCGGAAGTCACACCAGAGAGTATCAATTTGCTGTTTCGTTTTGGTCATTGTCGCCTCGTTTTTAACGTCCTGTCCGGACGAATTGTAAACCTGTTTGATCATGCCCATTAATTAAGTTTCGGTTCGCTGTATGGTTCGATGTTAATGATATTGTACCACGCAAAGGTGATTAGGTCGCCCCACTCCATAGGCAGAAACAGCGGAGTATTGCGAAGGAATCCCGTATATTTGCCCTTACTGGCCGCGGTAACTTGGACCCACATACGCTCCCCGCCTTCGAATCCTTCCGCCTCAAATACAAGCTTGACCGATTGACCGGGCAAAATGTGCTTGCGGTCGTAATCGTTTGGCAGTTCGAAAGTAACAGCAGGAGCTATGGCGTAATCTACGATTGTAATGTCGCTAGTCATTCTTGCCTCCAATGTCGCTAGAACTGTTCGGTTTTGTCCGCTTCTGGATAACTGCGGAGCCGCGCATTGTCCACAATCCGAATCGTAGTCTCTAGCAATCTCTCTGGCTCCTCGTCATATTGCGCGGCTAGTCTATCACGTAATGCTTTCGTCGGCCATCCGTCCGCGTCGATTAGGTTAACCATTATCGGCCTCGATTCTAACCCGCGCAAGCTTCGCACGGAACGATGCATTCGGGCAGTTCTCGCGGTAGCATTTTAGCTGTGCTTTCATGTCGCGCCAGTTATCTTCTGAGACTTCATGCTCCCAGCCATAGCCGTAATTAGACCACATCTGCCATTCGTCGCGTGTCTTTCGAGTGTACGTCATGTTTTCCTCCAATGCAGATAGTATTGCATAACTGCGGGGCGCGTGTCAAGGCTTTTATTAGCCTTGATTTTCAAGCACTTGCAAGGCTTCCCGCTCAATGTCGCTATCAAACTTAGCTAATTCCTCATCATCTGATAGCTGTCCAGATGCGGACGCCGCAGGAGCCGCGCAGTTCAAATGGAACAGCGGCGTTCCTTGCCAGTCCATACTTACTAGGTCGCCATCGTTCATAGGTGCCCCGCAGTTCGGGCAAATGTCGCGGGAATACATGCGGTTTGCCCAGTTCAAATTACGGCGTGTTTCCCAAGTTTTCATTACAGTCTCCCTTCGTGGAACTGTGCAATAATCTCTTTCATGCGTGCTTCGGTGAGCCGCGCATCCGTCAAGAGAATCACGTATTCGACTAGAGTAAAGTACATGTCAGTATCCTCGCATATTCAGATTTGATTGTCAAGCATTATTTATGGTTGCAATCGAGTGGCCGCGCAATTATCATAGAGATGCGGGGAAAGCTTGACAATGGCGGTCATTCGGAGGCATAATCCGTGTTCAGATGCGGACAAAATCTGTCGATCCGCGCAAGTTGTTGAAAACAGGGCAAAAGAAAATGCTTGACAAATTTCCCCGCATTCAGTAAGATACTGACATTGGAGGAAAGCACAATGAAGCTACTTGATATGCAAGGCAAGGTTTACTTCGCGGATCAAGCCCTTGACGTTGCGCGGCAGTTACAGGAATCTGATCCTGACTGGAAATATGAGGCCGAAATCAAAGGCGACTATGGCCGCGTCAATGTCTACGATGAGAATGGCCAGTTGCTAGGTGCATTCTAGTTTGTTCAATCGAGTTAAACAAGAATCTTGGAGGAAATATGTGGAAACTTGGATACGAAGACGCGGTACAGTTCAAGCCCAGCATGTACGAAGACGGGCCAGTGAGCATTATCGGGATAGCTGCCTACGATTATCGCCAAGGATACAAGGCAGGCAATCGAGACCGCATCTGGGCAAACGGCAATCGTCCGCCACAAGCAAACTAGTTTGATGAGCGAGATTAAACCAGAATGACAAACCAAGACTATCTCGATTCGCTTGATTCCATGTTCGGCGGTCCCGACGAGACCGTGATTGAATGCCGGACTACAAAGGTTGTAACCGTCCGCAAAGAGCATCTTTGCATGTGCCCGGCCCACACTCCGCTGCATACGATCAAAGCCGGAGAACAGGCAGGCATGGAACGGGCTATCGCTGATGGGGCTTGGGGCACCTGTTACGTCTGCTTACCTTGTCTGGAATCGTGGGCAAGACATTGTGACAAGCAAGAGGACTACTGCAATGCGAAACTAGTTTAAGGAGCCTTATGACATTAGCGATATGCGACTATTGCGGGGTCGTGATTCTTAGTGCTCAGTTGAAGGAATACATAGATGGGCGTGTGTATCACGCAGGTTGCGCCAAGAATCCTAATGGCACAACAGTCACTCGCGCAGGCGAATGCACATGCAACAACGACAGCGCAAAATGGCATTTTCCCGGATGCCCGAAACTAGTTTAATCGAGCAAGTTAATAAAGAATTGGAGGGGTTATATGAATACATCTGACTATGACAAAGCTCTTAGAGACGTGGTTCTCATAGGATGCATCTGCCATGAAGGAGGAGAACACGAGCGCGGTCAATGCCCGGTTTGTGAGACTGTGGATACGATCAGAAAGAATCGGAAATCCGCGCAGATGACATCCAAAGACATTAAACAAGCTGCCAAGTCTCTTAAATCCAATTGGGACGATTTGCGGCCTAATCCATTAGCCGCGCAATTAGATGATTTCGTCCGAGAAAGCTTAACGCTGGATTTGCTCAAAACGGTTTACGAACTCTCCGAGCTAGTTTACCACTTGTGTCCCGATTCCGGGAGTATGAAAGACCGTATTATCAGGATGCGAGATCGTTTATACGACACGTATGGCAAAGACAAACTAGTTTAATGTACTCACTTAGAATATGATTTAATCAAAATTGGAGGATAAGGAACATGACCGAAGTAACCAAAGACGCTATTACGATTCTATCGCGTTGGTCTGGTAAAGTATTGTACTCCTGCGCGAAAGCAACGATCAAAGAAGCGGTATTACAGGCAATTAAAGACGGCGCGGACCTGTCCGGCGCGAACCTGTCCGGCGCGAACCTGTCCGGCGCGAACCTGTCCGGCGCGGACCTGTCCGGCGCGGACCTGTCCGGCGCGAACCTGTCCGGCGCGGACCTGTACGGCGCGAACCTGTCCGGCGCGGACCTGTCCGGCGCGAACCTGTCCGGCGCGGACCTGTCCGGCGCGAAAGAAATTCCAGTCTTGGCAGCCGCGCAATCCTTGATTGTGCCCGAATCTGGCCCGTTCTTTGGATGGAAGAAATGCAAGAATGGGGTTATTGTAAAGCTTGCCATTGGAACAAATGCGAGGCGCAGTAACGCGACTGGGCGAAAATGCCGCGCAGAATATGTCAAGGTCTTAGAAGTAATTGGCGCGGAAGTAGGCATTAGCGAACATGACGGTAAAACTGAATACCGCAAAGGCGCGATTGTTCGATGCGACAAATGGAATGAGGACAGATGGACAGAATGCGGGGGCGGGATTCATTTCTTCTTGACTCGCATCGAAGCCGAGAATTACAGCTAGTTGATAACAAAGGGGTTATTTTGTTCGCATCTGGACAAGATTTTGCTTGACAGGTGCCGCGCATTTTGCTATTGTATCTGTATTGGAGGATACACAAATGGACTGGAATACAGCGAACACGGAAGCAACGAAGCTCTGGTACAAATGGGTTAGCTCGCGCCCTGCAGTAGGCATTGACGGATACTTGCAACAAAGCCGCGATATGGCCGACTACAAGCTGTATGATTTGGACAGAATCCACTCATCCATGCTGCAAGAGTACCGATACATTCGCCAAGGAACAAGCCGCGCAACTCCCGGATTAATCTCAGAAGTAAAGGGAGAATTGATTCTCCTAGGCAAGATTCGCAAGGCATTGGCAAAAGACACAGACGCGGGTTCGCGCCCACGTTGCAACATTGGCTCAATTGAATTGTGCCAATGCACTTTCCTGCCGCAAAACCCCCTTATTTAGGGGGTTTCGTTACAAATTATGGTTTCAACAAATGGTGAAATATGCCGTTTGATTGAAACCTGTTTAAGTAGTAGGATTAAACCAGAATGAGGACAGCATGAGTGCAGACAATGGAATCAAGACGCATGCGCGGCCTCGCAATTTGGGAGAGAGCACATACAGTCAGCAATACAGAAATGGATTGACAGCGTATATGGCAAATGATTGGACAATCGAAACCATGCGAATTGTCAATGAGTTAACGCCGGATATTCACGGCAGGGCATTTGATCCTGACTGGTTTCTATTGCGCCAACGTTTCGAGCAAATGGAAGAGAAATACAGCGAGATGCTGGAATTACTGGAAACCATTGAGAACGATACCAAGCTTGTTCCTAACTGGCTGTGGGTTCGGATACAATCTGCTGTCAAAAGAGCCAAGGAGCCCGGCAAATGACATTTGACGAATGGTGGGATAATGACGGCAAATACTACGATCCTGACTGGGATGATATTCCGTGGTACGACAAGCGCAAATCATTGGCTGAATACGCTTGGCATCGCGCACTCGAAACGCGCGGCAGTCCGCCAGTGGACATCGTAACGAATGCCGGATTTGGACCTGATCACGCGTTCAAACGCCAGCCCCGCAAATTAGTAGACTTAGACAAGGATTTAGGCATATGAAGAAGCAAATCAGAAAGCTATCGCCTTGGGCAAAGATGCTGCAAGCCGCGAAGCGCAAAACCAGCTTGCGATTGACTGCCAGTGAAGTGCAGACCTTTGTGTATCTCCGCAAGCCAAAAGACTAAGGATTTAGAATGCCTGCTGGCATAAACCGCGATTGCTCAGTGTGCATGAATACGGGATTGCGCAATGGTGCGCCTTGCGACGTATGTCGAGACGCGCCCCGCAAGCCAGAGGAATGGTGCAAGTGGCGAGACGCGGACAAAGGCATGATCAAACCAGAGCACAGCACAGGATACAATCGACAATGGGAGAATGAGACATTGGCCGAATGGATCGCACGATGCGGCCTCGCAACTGTGGAAGCGATTCTCAAGGCAGAACGCAAATGAGCGATACATACGACCTCGCATGTCATGACTGTAAAGCTAGCCTATGGATAGGTCAGAGTGGCAGCAGTCCGTGGTGTTTCTATACAGGCGAACCAGAGACAATGCAGGCGCTTGGGCTGTTCTTCTGGGCGCATCGTGGACATCGGCTAGAGTTTAATGAATGCCAATTACTCGAATACGTGGCAGATTTAGGCTCAGCATAGACGTGTTGAGCGAAGGAATGACCATTGCCAGCCCCGCCAACCCCATTAGGTTTGATGACGGCAAGCTTGGCTACTTCGCTGATCGTCATTGGCACGTACAGAGCGAACCCGGCAATTGGATAGTTGCGGACCTCGCCGCGCATAATCTCATGGAATACATGCTATCGAAGGGAATGTTTGAATGAATCTATCAGGCTATTTAGACCACGAAGAGGATTGCACTTGTCTTGATTACCATGACAGGTTTTTGTCCGCAAGTGGACAAGCCGATGGACCGCAATTCGCCCCGCAATGTGTGAAGGACATCTGGAATGAGGAAATGGTATTCAAGATGACAAGGGGAACATGGGCGGACCTAATCGACGGCAAACCAATTGGCCGTTGCTACGTCATGGCCGATGGTGCGATACGAGTAGAGCGCAACAAGCTTGTCCGCTGTACGTCATGCGGATTCCAAGGCACAAACGATCAATTCCTTGCCGGACATCTGGCCTCAGTCTGCCCGAACTGCAAGAGCGATTACACGGTCCAAAACGCCCCGCAATTCCCAAAGGACAATCAAGACTAAGATGAGCTATTATTCATTCCAATGGTGGATTCGATGGTTCGTGCCGTTGCCAATCCTTATCCGAATATCAAAGGCGACGTTTGGCCGTCATCATGTCTGGTATCAAGACGATCATATAAGCCTTGAAACACATCCGTTTGATCGTGCCGAAGTGACCGATGCAGACCGCAAAGCAATGCAAGACTTGGACCGATACATCTAGTAATTAAATAATTAACAATTGACTGCAAAGCATTGACCAATTGAGTAACAGAACTAACCACGCGAATTTTCCGCTGGCATTTTCGCCCATCCAATCCCAACCGGGCGAACTAGTTTAATCTGTTTACTCAACCAAGAATCGAAGCAAGTCCTTTGTTTTCAATGCACATCAGCGTCTCTGCTATGATCTGCCGATTTCCTAGGTGCTAGAGGAGGATAGACGTAAAGGCACTACTTTCATAGACTTAGGCCCCGTGACTTACCCCACGTGGGTGGGCCACCTTGCGCGAGGCTTGGGTGGCTCCAAAGCATCCTTTTCTCAGATATATGCCCCGGTATTGTTTTCCTATAAAAAGGGTCCCTATTTGGTCACAGACCCCCGGTATATTTTCCCCTATGCGTGATTTATCTTGACAAAGTACCTTGTATATGAGATTATGTGTTTGGGAGGATTTATGAAGACATTTGCTATCGTAGTTTTGTTCTCGATCTCAGCGTTCGGGAAGAACCAACCGGGGTTTTCCACCAAGCCATCTGTCGTTATTGTTCGACCATCGATCCGCAACTCGGTCCCGGTCTCTGGATATGTCCGCGTTCCGTCCGCGCCGAATACTGGCAGCTACAAAGGTACCTCTAATCCAAAACATCCCCGGTAGCTCGCTGAACCGTAGAGCTTTATGAGCCCATCTAATAAAGGTGGGCTTTTCCATTTGCAAACATGTTTCTAATGTTTTCAATGAGATAGACCCGTCCATACCAATAGTGAGGGATAGTGACACGTAAGCCAACAAAACGACAGCAAGATTATTGGGAGAAAGTCCTGATAGACCATCGACTTGGCATGGGGCGGGGAACGAGTTCTAAGGTAGATTACGAAGGCGGTTCCCAAGATTTAGATCGCAAGCAATCCCAGAGTTTTGCCAAGAAATCGGGGCGGACGAAGCCCAAATCAGGAGCTGAGTAGTGGATTTTTCCTACGACGCCGGGTATAAGAGTTATCAGTGGTATTGTCAGTTGATCGGGAACCCGCCCCGTTCATTTGAAGACTGGATGAAATTGCGGGAAACCCCGAGTCCGAAGAAGGACGCCGGGAAGGAATTTATTAGTTCCGGTTCGGACAATGAGACTGAAACGCTTTACCGTTGATCTAGATTCGCAGAAGTCAATCGATGATCACGTAGGTTTGCTGCGGCATGAATTGCGCTTGCTCAAACTTGCCAAGCGCGAAGCCAAGGGTCTGGCACCTACCGGGAAAGCTAAGAAGTTCCGAGATTATTACGATGCTTGCTGCCGGATTTACGATACGGATATTTCGAGTCTTTACCGGGACATGGTAACAGATGTGGATACTTGTTATTATGTTTACGCTCATTTAGATATGACTCGGCCAATTGTAGTTCCCAAGCACCCAGACAAAGGCGCGGAACCCGGTCTTAAGTTCTTCGCGGCCAGCAAGGGATTGGACTTCATGCCTTTTTACATCGGTAAAGGAAAAGGCGATAGATATCTGTCCGGCGAACGAAATGCGGCATACCAGAAAATCGATAAAAAGATTCGATTGGCCGGGAAGACCGCCAAAATTATAAAAATTAAAGAAGGACTTACGGAATCCGAAGCCCTTCAACTAGAAGCCAAATTAATTGATATCTTCGGTTTGGCGATCTACGACGGAGTGTTGACCAACCTCGACGAGGGGCATAACAACTCTGAACGCATAAAAATGTATCTAGATAACTTCCGTACATTGCGCAGAATGAATCGGCAGATGTACGGAACTGAAAAAGTTTCGCAGGGCGGGCAGCGTTTTGACGACCAAGTATTGGACTCAATAAAAGAAATACCCGCCACATTTTAATATCCGGGGCTGCGCAGCGGGGGATCAATCATCCTTTCCTACTACTCCCCCGCGCCCCGGTCTCTTTAATTGCGGGGTTCGGTCACGACTCTCGATAGGAGGCATATGTTCAAGCTTCTTGTCCGGATGTGGAATTCGCTGTTCGCGAATCGCGAACGTAGGCATGTAATCGTGGATGCGGATTTGTACGAAGATGCGACTTGATTTTCCCCTTTTATGGCCCCTTTTGGACGGACGGGGCTTTTTATGATTCTAAAATGGTTATAATTAACCTTTGTGGTGGTCTGGGAAATCAACTCTGGCAAAGAGCTTTTGGATACGTACTTGAAGCTCTAGGAAATGAAGTAGCCTTTGATCCGTTCTACTTTGCTAATAACGACGAACGAGCATACGTTCTGTATCATTGGAACTGCGAAGTCCCGCTTAAAGGAAAACTCGGACAAGTAATCCAAGAGCCGGACTTGCGGTATCATCCAGAGTTCCTAAAAAAGTACAACGAAGATGTAACCCTAACCGGATATTGGCAGTGCCCGCGATATTTAGAGGGAATCGAAGATCAGATTCGAAAAGCCTTCGTTCCTAGAACTATAAGCAAGGAAACTGCCAAACTGATTCAAACTACAGAGCAGTGCAATTCGGTATCTTTTCACGTTCGTCGGACGGACACGCTATCATCCCGTGGGCTAGTCAATCACGGGCTTGTTCCACAACAATTCTATGATCGTGCCCGAAACCATGTTTCAAACTGTCATTACTTTATATTTAGTGATGACATTGAGTGGTGTAAAAAAAATCTTTCGTTCGAGTGTACTTTCGTAGATCATAATACTACGGGCGTTCAAGAAACATCTGAACACGAAGTACGGAAAACGAATGATGGTACTGAGTACGAAGATTTATGGATAATGTCTCGCTGTAAGCATAATATCATAGCCAACAGTTCCTTCGGATTCTGGGGGGCGTGGCTGAATCAAAACCCGGACAAGATAGTAATATATCCTAGACAATGGTTTGCTCCTACTAGCCCACACGATTCTACAGACATGTTTCCTAAGACTTGGATTTCCTGTTAATGAGCAATTTATCCATTGTGTACTCAGTAAATAACCGGGGCTACGGCGGGGATTTTATAGGCCGTGTTCAGGCATGTATTGATAATTTGTTTCAGCTTTCGGCCAAAATTGGGCTGGATGCTGATATCATATTTGTTGAATGGAACCCGCCGGTAGATCAACTTCGGGTTTCGCAAGTTATAAACTGGCAATACAAGACATTGCCAGTAAGATTCATAGAAGTTCCTGAGCATATTCATAAATTAGTTCCCAATCCCAGAAACGAAGTATTTTGGGAGATGTGGGCTAAAAACGTTGGTATCCGAAGGGCGACTGGACGATTCATATTATCGGCCAATCCGGATAATCTCTATAGTGAACAACTTTTAGCTCGTTTAAATGATTTGGAAGAAGATGCCTTCTATCGGACAGATAGCTACGATATTGTAGACGGCAAGCTGTATCAAATTCACCGTGCCTGTGAATCGCTAGTTAACGGAAAACCCAATGGTAGCGATGGATTTGTCAAACCGGATGAGAATGGCAAATTCTCGTATCCGCCCCCTATAGGATATATAGAACCGCTGCATTTTAATAAATCTGGCGATTTCTTTCTCATGTCCAGAAAGAATTGGTATGAAATGTGCGGGCATCCCGAAACAGATTATACCGTTACTGCGGATGGCGAAACGGTATACTTAGCCGCTGCGAGTGGCTGGCGACAGATATATCTTTCGGAACCTACATATCATTTATATCATTCCCGAAATGAACGACACTGCCCTCCGTGGTCGGATGCCGCACCGCACGGACACAAGAATGGTACTAATTGGGGTTTCGCTGGTCACGAGTTTCATACTTACGAAATTTAATGCAGCAGCAGGATTATATTCGGGATTTAATTTCTTTCTCCCGCCTAGCGGGTAGTGACCCGAATATATCATTTTATTCTGGAGATTGCGTTCCTTGTTTAGAGGAATCAGAAACACAAGTAACATATAATCATAGATATTTACTTCATGTGGGTTGGGCTGCGCGAATATTGGCAACAACTCGCCCGGAAGAACATATAGATATCGGATCGTGCTCATACTTCGTAAGTATTGTTTCAGCATTTCTAAATTTAAAAAATTACGATATCCGTCCAATGGATATTCCCTTGCCGGGAATAGTAACAGGCACGGCGGACTTGTGCGGACTTCCGTTTAATAACAAGGAACTGAAATCCATTTCTTGTATGCACGCTCTGGAGCATGTGGGTCTCGGACGATATGGAGACCCTATTAATCCTTATGGCGATGTAAAAGCTGCCCGTGAATTAAGCCGCGTTTTATCGGACAATGGGAACCTTTTGGTGGTTCTCCCAATTGGTCAGCCGAAAATCGCATTTAATGCCCATCGTATTTATTCGTTCCAATATGTAGTTGATTCGTTGTTCTCAAATCTAGTTCTCAAGGAATTTTCTTTTATTCCTACTGATTTGCCGTACCGTTTTGTAAAGAACGCAGACCCCGCATCCACCGCTAGCGAAGTTGAAGGAGCTGGATGTTTTTGGTTTACTAAACATGCTTGTGCAGATATCGGGCTTTCGACCCATTAGTCGGGAAAAAATATGTTTAGTAACTCCACCCTCGGGATTCTTACTTGACCAGAGAGTTTTTGTATCACTTGGAATTCTTAAAATAGGTGCAGTTTTAGAACAGGCCGGATTTGAAGTTGATCACCTGGATTTGACCGGCGTAGCTAACTTCGAAGAAGCGGCAGCAGATTATAAGGAATGCGAGATATTCGCGATTACCGCAACAACCCCGCAGATTCCTGCGGCTGTAAAAATTAGAAAAGTTCTGAAGGGAAAAGTAATTCTTGGAGGGCCGCATCCAACTTTAGTTCATGCGGCGGTAAAACGAGGAAGTCAACGAGCGCAGGTTGCTCTTGATTTCCTTATGCAAAATTTCGATACCATCGTCGCAGGCGATGGAGAGAAGTCTATATTCCGGGCGATTCGGGAATATGGGTTTATTGACGCGGACGATCCGAAATCCGATTTGTGGGTGACTTCAAAGGATTTTTCGGAATCTCCTTTTCCTGCTCGTCATTTGGTAGATTTAAATAGTTATCATTATACGGTCGATAACGAAAGAGCAACGAGCGCAGTATTTCAGTTAGGTTGCCCGTTTGAATGCGGGTTTTGTGGCGGGCGATTTTCTCCTATGCTCCGCCGAATCCGCAGCCGAACAGCCGATAGCATAATTGCTGAGATGCTTCATATCCACGAAAAATACGGCATTCGGGGTCTGATGGCATATGACGATGAATTGAATGTAAATAAAGGTCTAGTTGATCTTTGTCGAAAAATTAAAGATACTGGAATTGACTGGCGTCTTCGAGGATTTGTAAAAGCTGAATTGTTTAATGAAGAACAAGCGGAAGCAATGTATGATGCTGGTTTTCGGTGGCTGCTGTGCGGATTTGAGTCTGCACATCCTAGAATTCTGAAGAATATAAATAAGAAAGCCACTCTAGAAGATAATACGAACATGCTCCGGGTAGCTCATAAATATGGACTAAAAGTAAAAGCCCTTATGAGCTTCGGACACCCCGGCGAGAGCGAAGAAACTATTTTAGCTACTCAAGATTGGCTTCTAGCGGAGAAGCCCGATGATTTTGATTGCACGGTAATCACTACGTATCCTGGTACACCGTATTGGGACAATGCGGTTTTGGTTAAAGAACCTGTTTACCGATATGAATTTAACGGCGATGCCTTGTATATGGAAAATACTGACCCTAATGCTGAAGTAGGGTACTACAAAGGCAAGCCCGGCGAATATAAAGCTTTTGTGTGGACGGACTATCTTTCATCTCAGGATTTAGTAAGATTGCGAGATAGAGTAGAAGCCAATGTTCGAAAACAATTGGGTATCCCATATCCAACCGGTTCCGCTGCTTTGCAGTACGAGCACACTATGGGCCAGAGGCTTCCACCTTATATTCTGACGACACTATGAGAATTTTAGTTACAGGCGCGGGTGGGTTTATAGGGCACCATCTCGTTAAGAGATTAAAATACGAAGGACATTGTATTGTCGGCGTGGATTTAAAATATCCTGAATTTGAAGAATCCTGCGCCGACGAGTTTCAGATTGGCGATCTCCGCGATTACGAAGTTTGCCTTGCAGCCTGCAAAGATATAGATGAAGTTTACAACCTCGCAGCAGACATGGGTGGTATTGGATATATTACCGCGCATCTCGCAGACATATCACGGAATAATATCCTGATTAATGTCAATATGCTGGAGGCAGCGAGGGTTCAGAAAGTAAAAAAGTTTTTGTTCTCGTCTTCCGCTTGTGTGTATGCACAAAATAAGCAACACACTGCGGATGTGGTGCCTCTTAAAGAAGAGGACGCCTATCCAGCCGATCCCGAACCAGGGTATGGCTGGGAAAAATTGTTCACCGAGCAGATGTGTGAATATTATCGCAAAGACTATAATCTGGATGTCCGTGTCGTTCGTTTTCATAACGTATATGGTCCGCAAGGAACATACGACGGAGGAAAAGAAAAATCCCCCGCCGCCTTGTGCCGTAAAGTCGCGAAAGCGCAATCGGGTGAAACGGTAGACATCTGGGGCGATGGCGAGCAGACTCGTTCATATATGTACATCGCTGATTGTGTAGACGGCCTTATACGGTTGATGGATTCTGATTATACTCCACCATTGAATCTCGGTACGGATGAGTTGGTGACGATTAATGGATTGTTTGACAAGATTGCATATATTGCCGGGAAAGATTTAATCAAACAGCACGATCTTACGAAGCCGCAAGGTGTACGTGGACGAAATAGCGACAACCGCCAACTTCTGAAAGTATTGAAATGGCAGCCTGAAATTAAACTTGACTGGGGCTTGCAAGAAACATATAGATGGATTAACGAACAGGTCAAAGAATTTGTCCACAATTGAACAAATACGAGACTATTGGGATCAGCGCCCCTGCAATATACGGCACTCCGCCAAAGCAATCGGTACTCAGGAATACTGCGACGAAACCGAGAAAAGGAAATATTTCGTAGAACCTCACATTCCTGATTTTGCCGATTTCAATATATGGCGCGGCAAGAAGGTTCTAGAAATCGGCTGCGGTATCGGGACGGATACCGCGAATTTCGCCAGAGCCGGGGCGCACGTAACCGCAATTGATCTCTCTGAGAAATCTCTAAAAGTTGCTAAGCAAAGAGCAGAAATCAATGGTCTCGATATTAAGTTTTATCAAGGTAACGCGGAAGAACTGGATAAGATAGTTCCCATAGAAGCATATGATTTGATTTACTCTTTCGGAGCGATTCATCATACGGTTAGCCCCGTAGAAATATTAAAACAGATCAAGAAGTATCTCGCGCCCGAAGGCGTTATCAAGATCATGGTGTACCATAGATTTTCGTGGAAGGTTCTACGAATCCTTGTGCTTTATGGGAAATGTCAATTCTGGAAATTGACGAAATTGGTTGCTACACATTCGGAAGCCGAAACGGGCTGCCCGGTCACACATACTTACTCTCGGAAATCGATTAAAGAATTGCTGGCCGTGCCCGGATTCAAAATACGATATGCCGAGATCGATCATATATTTCCTTACGACGTTTCCGAATATAAGCAATATCGATACAAAAAAGTCTGGTATTTCCGTTGGATACCGAAATGGTTATTTCGTAAACTGGAAAGAATATTCGGTTGGCATCTGATGATTACAGCAACAACATGAAACTATCAGTAATTGGTTTAGGTAAACTCGGTAGTCCACTCGTCGCGTGTTTGGCTTCAAAAGGATTCGAAGTCATAGGCGTTGATGTGGACCAAGATAAGGTCCGAGCAATTAATGGCGGGCAGCATCCGCCAGTAGATGAACCGGGATTACAGGATTTGCTATTCGCGAATAGCGAACGGATATCTGCAACAGTAGATACCCAATCTGCCGTATTAAAGTCCTCCGTTACTTTTGTAATCGTTCCTACGCCAAGCGACGAAAACGGAAGATTCTCCTTGAAGTATATCTTGCCGGTTTGTGAGAAAATCGGCGAGGCTCTTACTAGAAAATCCGAATTTCATATAGTAGTAATTGTTAGTACGGTTATGCCGGGCGACTGCGATGGCGAGATCAAGAAAGCTCTTGAGTCCGCAAGTGGACTGAAATGCGGAGAAGGATTCGGACTTTGTTATAATCCGGAATTTGTTGCTCTCGGATCGGTAATCAAAGACTTCCTGAATCCAGATTTTATTCTATTGGGATACGAAGACCCGCTTTCTAATTGCCGGGTTCGAAGTATTTACCAAAGAATTTGTTCCGCCCCGATCAGGGCAATGAATCGGATCAACGCCGAGATTGCTAAATTATCACTTAATTCTTATGTGACAATGAAGATTAGCTTCGCGAATATGCTATGTCGTATTTGCGAACAAATTTCGGGCGCGGATGTAGATGTCATAACCGATGCTATTGGAACCGATTCCCGCATCGGACATAAATATTTAAAAGGTGCAGTAAGTTATGGCGGCCCGTGCTTTCCGAGAGACAATCGAGCGCTGGCCGTCTTAGCCGAATCCGTGGGAACATCTTCTGAGATTCCAAAGACGATTGATCGATTCAATCGTTTCCAAATTCAAGAAGTCGCGAATCTCGTAGAGAATAATAGAAAAGGACCCGTAACAGTTCTTGGTCTGCCCTACAAAGTAGGTACGGCGGTGATGGAAGAATCCGCCGGGGTCAGTATATTAGAAGAACTGCGGGGACGGAACATTCCAACTGATATTTATATTACTGAAACTACCGATACAATTGTACTTGCACTTCCGTACACCGGCAATCCCATCCCCGACGGAAAAATCATAATCGATTGCTGGCGGGCGTTTCCGGAACTGAAAGAAAAAGCGAAGAAATATATCGCTCTTGGCCGATGCGACTCATAGCTGTTGTAACTTGTCATTCTTACGAGTACCCCAAACAAGATAGCGGGGCGGCGCATCATAGCCGAATCGATACCGTGCGGTCTTCGGCAATCCGACGAACTTGGCACAACGATTGGCTACGACACAAAGATGAGATCGATCTTAAGTTCTTTTATGGGCGGGGCGAACGCAGTCCAGAAGCGGACGAAGTTTTCCTAGACGTACCCGACGATTACTATAGTTTGCCTATCAAAGTTAAGGCCGTATTTCAATGGGCGCTGGATCATCACTATGATTTTTGTCTTAAAGTTGATGATGATGTTTTTGTTTGGGTTGATCGGCTTATTCGGAATTATCCTTCTGATGATTATCGCGGCTTTATGCTCGAAGCCTCGGAGGGCAAATACGCCAGCGGAACTGCCTATTGGCTCAGTCGAAAAGCAATGGAAGTGGTAGTAAAGGCGGAGTGGAATCCCGCAGACTTCGCAGAAGATAAATACGTGGGGCGCACATTAGCGTATAACGGCATCAACTTGGCTCACGACGACGGCTTCCAGTGCTGCAACTGTCCCGGATGCATGAGCCGATATTCAGAAGAAAATAGAATTTCTTTACACACTACTTCTCCGGAAGAAATGGTCGCTTTACATAAAGCGAATAATAGAGTATAATAAGTAGTATGAAAGAAATACATTTGTCCGGTGGTTACACGGCTTTAGTGGACGATTGTGATTTTGATAGGGTCATGAATAGCGGGCAATGGCAGCCGCTTGTAGATAAACGCAAGGCTGACAGAACTGTTTATGCTCGTCGCAGCCTAACCTTACGCTCCAGAAAAGAAGCCAGAGATACCGGACTTCCTAGACGCAAAACCATCCTGCTTCATCGATTTATTCTGAACGTAGACGATGATGTTAAAGTAGATCATAAAGATGGAAACGGTCTCAACAACCAAAGAGATAATTTGAGAATTGCCACGCAATCTCAGAACAATCAAAACCGAAAAATATATCCTCACAAGAAGTATAAAGGAACGCACAAGAATTGGAATAAATGGTGGGCCGTCATTCGAATAAATGGTGGCGACGCAATTTACATAGGAAGTTTTGAAACGGAAGAAGAAGCAGCACGGGCCTATGATAAAGCGGCCAGAGAACACTTTGGGGAATTTGCTCGTTGCAATTTTGCTGCGTGGGGGAACATGGCCGACGACATTATCCTTGGTGCCCGGCAACTCAAAAATCCTAAAGGTGTAAAGCCTGCTTGGGATGAACAACAGTTAACTACCTCTAAATTGCCGGGTGGCGGGACGCTGGATATAAGCAATGCTAGCGGCGCACCGCGAACGGATATGGCCAATCCACCAAAGAGTGAGATTACTAGAACTCACCCGCTAGAAGATCATTTCGCGAAACCGAAGACGCGGCAACATTTCGGAGCGGGAACGGTGAAGATTACCGAAAATTAGGCCCATGCTCGAACGTATACGAACCTTTTGCGCCGCGTTATCAGTTTTAATTCAGATAATCGTGCTCTATCTATTGAGGCATCGATGAATGAATATTCCCTATTTTTCGATGGGGCGTGGAAGGCCGGAATTTCCTCATTTGGATTTACACTTTTTTTAGATAACGCGCAAATAGATTTTGGATACGGTTCGACTTTTGGCGATAAGCACGATGCCGAAGCATTCGCGCTCTGTCAAGGTTTAGACTGTTTCATTCGGCGAATTGATCGTCCTAGCGCAACTCTGCATATTTATGGCGATTCACAATTCATAATCAATACCGCTTATAAAAATTCCATTATTCGATCTAAGCTAAAACAGATCGAACAGATGACCTCGGGGATAAAGATTTCATGGATTCCGAGAGAATTAAATTCTTTAGCCAATAACTTGGCTAAGAAACTACGATCCTTACAATAATTAGAGAAGCAGGAATAGCTAATACCTTACTCCGGCCCTCTTTAAATAGGAAATAAAATGGCTATTGTTGTTAATCAGGCTCCTGTGGCATTTAGCGCGATGACTTCCGGTTCGGGCACGTCTGCCCAGGTATGGCAGGTTAGTTCCACCGGTACTTCAGCTGGTGTTACTGCTGGCAATCTTTATTTGGATTCGGCATCGTCCAATCTTCTGAATGGTCGCCGATTTCAGGTTAGTGTTGGCGGGTGGGTTAAGGCGCACGGTGCGACTCAGACGTTTGCTCCGGGCCTTCAAATTTTTCCGTGGAATACCACTGTTGCGGGCGGGCGAACGGCTTCTGGTACTGCAACTTATACCTCGCAAGCTTCTGGAACTCTCACTGCCGGTACGTTTTATGATTTTGTGATCATGCAGGAATTCTTCGGCGAAGCAAATGCTAATACTTTGATTTGTCTTCCCGCTTCGGTTTATGTGAATAGCGGTACTGCTATTGCATCGACTACTGCGGCTTCTCCTATTACGGTTTCATTTGCTTCCGCTTCACAAACGGAACCCATTACCGGCATCAACGCCACGACTGATTATCCGCTGGCCTCATTTGCAGTTACTTTTGCCAATAGTGTCAGTGATACCGTGGAAACAATGCAATTAACTTCCTTTAGCTTGCAGGTGACGGTGTAATGAAAAAAGCAGATCGGATGCACAAACTGAGTATGGAACGGGCAGGCAAGACTCATATTGAGTCTTACTCCAAAAAGGGCGGATTCAACAGCGCAGGACACAAGCGCCAAGGAGACAACAAATACGCTTCCTACCCCGATGCTCCGAAAGACAATATGAACCCCGATTATTGCGGCGGGACCGATGGCTCCGCAATGGGGAATATCCCAGAATAATTGGTGGTAGATAATGACTCTAGAAGAGAAACAGCAAGAACTGCTTACTAAAAATAAGCAGCGTCGTTCAAAGCAGAACAGCCGAAATGCTCGGGGGCCGCGAAAGCAGCCTACTCGCCGGTCCCCGCGTTCTGCTGTACCGTGGCTGAGAGGTATTCTGGCGGACCCCGCAATACCTATCAGAGCCAAACTCTATGCCGCATACATGCTGGCATGTTTTGAGAAGATGAACGTTTTGTCTTACCAGGAATTCTACAAGTACAAAGAGGGCGAGGAATCTAGTGTTGAAAATGAAATCGCTGCGGCCTTCCAGATTCGACTCCCCGAAAAGTCCGGAAGCGGACAAACCGATCCAGCAAGGGAAGCAGTATCCGTGGGATGACGATTCGGACGAGGGTCAGGACCCCGTAAACAGTAAGCACGAATGAGGCTCTAGTGCGATCTGACAGGACTCTAAAGAAATACTATCGGCTCATCAATCGTAAATTCTTCGACAACGAACTACCCGATGATGTTTGCGTGCGGTGGTCTAACGAAGATGACGACGAAGAAGGATTCGAAGATAGATATTTCGGCATGGCTACGCGAGCCGATGACGGCTACCACAGCTATGTAATCATAATGAGCCGCGCATTAAATATAAAAGATTGTGTACGATTAAGCACTTTGGCACACGAATGTTGTCATATAGCGACGGGCCTGAGAGACAACCACGGCCCTGCATTTTCAGCATGGCATCAGAAATTGACAGATAGAGGCTTGTTCAAGAAAGGTGCGGTTCGTAAAGGACTGACATTATTCTGAATGTGGTGGTGGGCCATGAAAGAGAAGCCCAAACCCGATACAGCGGACATGGGCGCAGGAGAGCCGTGGCGATGTACTTCGTGCGGCTGGTTTGTATATAACATAGGTTGGCTCGACGGGCGATACTGTCCGGTTGGAGGGGCTTCGGCGAGTAAATACATCAGCATCAACTTCCCCAAGGTATGCTGCGTTTGTTATGATTTGTACCATAACATTATCCAAGAAGATTATTGGAAGCACGTACAAGATACTGAGAACGCAAAAGTACGTAAGTTACGTTCCGGTTCCGATTACTTGGGTGTCTAATCCTAATAGAAGTTGGGCTCATGGATAAAATTCTGGCTTTTGTCCGTATTACCTATTTGTGGATGATATTGCTGCCTGTCTCAATTATGTTTGTTGGCGCGGCTTCTAATCAGATAGTAATGATCGCCAATCACGATTCCTTTCCCGTTCTTGTGAACGATACGCGGTTCGAAAATCTACCGTCGGCGGGGATGATAGACAAGCAGCATTGCGTAATGACTAGCGAAACGCATTTGAATATGCTGGCGGATATCTTCGATTTTGGACACGACGGGATCGAGAGTATTGGAGATTTGTGCTTGGATTTCGGTCAATGGTTGTGGACTTTTGCTCCTTATGTCTGGGGAGTGATAGTAATTAGGAAACTGTATTTTTTAGACTATGAAGGAATTATTTAAGGATGTATACGTTGGAACGGATGATGATGTTCCTGAAGCACGAAAACGAAATTTTAATATTGTTCATGCCGAGAAAGATGGCGAGTATAGCCACAGGGCGTTGCTGAAGTATGAAACGCAAGGAGCCCCGAAAGGCTCTGATTATCTTTACGCAAAACGCCCCGGTAATTTGTATTTGAATCTGATTGACGCCGATGATCCTGCTTTTGTTCCCGATGCAGTAATTAACGAAGCGCTGGCGTTTATAAAACATAGTTTAGATGAAGGCAAATCGGTTTTGATCCACTGCAATAAAGGTCTCAGCCGTTCGCCGACTATAGTTTTTCTTTACCTCTATTCAACCGGCAAATTGCCTCGCAATCATCATCAAGCGATCCGAGCGTTTCGTCGTTTATATCCGCAATATGATCCTAGCGTTGGACTCGAATTATACGCCAAACGGCGCATCAAGGAATTGAAAAGGTAACTATGCAGAATCCTCTTAAGGGAATGATGGATACCAGCGATGCGGGGACGCTAGGAACCGCGCTGGCCGAGAAGCAAAAGATTATCGAGCAAGATAAATCCGCGCAGGCGGCGAAGCCCGATACGACTCCCGCGAAGACCACGATGGCGAGTCCCAAGGACAAGATCAATCCCAAGGCTGGATACGGTTCCGGCAAAGGCGAGAAGCGGATCGATACATCGGACATGGTGAAGCCGATAGGTAGTTTCCACAAGGGCGGAACGGTTCCGATGGACGGTCCCTATAATCTCAAAAAGGGCGAACATGTTATGACCGCCCAACAGCATGGAAATATGAATCATGCTTTTGACCTTGCGGGGTCTGTGCTTGCTCAGCAAAGTCCAGAACCGGACATGCCCAAGAAGGAACTCAAAGAAATGCGTATTCGCAAGGGCGCGAATGGTGGACATATCGTAACACATATTCACACTCATATGATGCACCCCGATGAAGAACATGTCCATGAACACACCGATGGACTGATTGATCATGTCATGCAGCACATGACTGAACCAAACGAGGGCGAAGCAGAGGCGGATGCGGGCGATCCTGGCATCGAAGCGGCAGAAAAAGCAGTGGGGTATAAATAATGGCAAAAGCAAAGAATCCAAGTCTGTACCGAGCAATGCATCACTTGAATAAAGGCGGGTTGCACCGTGCTCTCGGCGTTCCGGAAGGCGAGAAGATTCCCGAATCGAAGCTAGAAGCCGCGAAGAATTCCAAGAACAGCCATGTTCAGCACATGGCGAATTTTGCGGCAACTATGAAAGGATTTAAACACTAATGGGATATTTACTATGGTTTTTGAAACATCTTCCTTACTTTTTGATCGGAGCTTACGGAGCCTCTTTCGCGGAGTACAAGCTCAAATATAATCTTTATGATCTGACTAAGGACAAGATTGTTTCGCTGTTCAACAAGAAGAAATAATGGGCTACGAGGCTCTTAAGAACGATAAGATCGAATTCTTGAGAAAATGCTGGGCCGGATACGCCCCGCAAGTTCAGAAGGAATGGGGTATCGATCTATCCGACGGGCTAGAGCTAAGGCACAAAGCTCAAACGGATTTGTTCTGGCTCTGCAATATCCTTGGCCGAACAAAGTTGCGGGGCAAACGCGAATGGAACGGGTATCAAATCGATACCCACCAAGAGATGTGCGATTTCTTTGTTCACAAAGACCCCTTGTTTAAGACGTTCGAAGAATTTGCAAAGCAAGATAAAGAAACCCACAACCGGCTTCTGCTCGTTCCTCGCGGTGGGTACAAGTCCACCATTAATATCGCGGATTGCGTTCAGTGGACGATTTGTTTCCCCGATATCGCTATCCTGTCATTGACAGGTGTTCGTAAACTCGCAGTTGACTTCGTTGGTGAATATACAACGTATTTCACACTGTCTGAAGACGGAACCCCGCGATACGTCCGAATTGACGGTGAAGATAGAATTAGTCTATTCCAGATTTTATTTCCAGAACATTGCATTCGTCCGCAGGATGCTAAGCAGGACGAATTTACAACTCCGGCGCGGCGGGTAAATAGCAAAGAGCCGACCATTATGGCGGCGGGTATTGAGCAGAGTTTATCCGGCTGGCACTTCGATATTCTCAAACCAGACGACGTGGTAACGAATGACAACTCTTATACCCAGCACAAAATCCAGTGGGTCAATCGACAACTAGGAATTGACCACGCGATGCTCCATCCTTATGGATATTACGATAAGGTTGGAACCTGGTACGACATCGCGGATACTTACGGACAAGATATTAAGGCCGAAGAAGAATTAAAGAAGGAAGGTCGCGATCCTTCGATTAAGATTCTACTTCGTTCTGCATTGTGGCTGAAACCAGAAGCAATTGCTCGGGGCGTGAATGATGATAACGCCCGCGAAGAAGATTATATCTTGTGGTTTCCAGAAGGACTCAGTTATGAGTTCCTAATGGATCAGCGGCGCAAGAATCAAGAAACTTACGCTATTAAATACCTTAATAATCCCCTTGCTGCGCACCAGATTAAGTTTCCTCGCGAACTACTGATCGCACGAACGGTTGATACGATTCCTCAAAGTGGAATTGTATTCGAAGCTTGGGACCTCGCATATTCTGAGAAAGAATCTGCGAAATATACCGTAGGAATGGCTGGACTATTCAGTTCCGACGGTATCTATCTTATCGATATGGTGCGTGGTCGATTCGGGGAATACGAACTTCCCGGTGTGATGGCTGCGTTTGCGCACAAGTGGAAGCCGCGCAGAGTCGCCGTTGAGGATTCAATGGGTGCTCGATGGCTCAAGCGTGGAATAGATGAAGAACTCGCCAAGACCAGAACGAATGTAGCCTTTGAATTTATTTCCCTCGGCAAAGGCAGCAAAGCCAAGAGTAAGGAAATAAAGGCCAAGGGCGCGTCCAATATGCTCGGTACTGGACGACTTTTCTTTTGGAAGTCCATGACTGGATTGCAAGACGCCTACAACGAAATGGAAGCTTTTCCAAAAGGCACGTTTACTGACATCGTTTGTTCTTTATCTTTGCTGGTCAATCACTTCTCAAATTTTACTTATGCAGTGATGCCAACCGAGCCCATTTTCATAACTGAAAGAATGGAACGAGTTCAGAGAGACATGGTTTATGGCCTCGGGGCTTACGCACCAAAGGTGCAAGATCAGACGATGATTGCCTTACAGGGTGAACAAGACGTGGACTATGACCCTCTTGCCCAATCAGGGCTCTACTAGAGGCACATGGATTTCATTGATTATTCTGCCAAGAGCGTCTGCAAGACGCCAACGCTTTCCGTAACAGCCAGCACTTCGAGTCCAAAAACTCTTTATCAGGTCCACACTGATTTGATTTTTATCAATGTTGGTAGCGGCTGGGTTCCAATGGCGCAACCTTCCAGTAGTTCTGTGTATTCTGGATATACGACTTTGCCCGCTTCCACGCAAGCCAACGTTGTTACCAGTTTGGCCGTTACTGCCCCGTTGGGAAGCGTAACAGTTAAAACCGGCAATGCAATTGATACCGCGATTCGCGGACACAAATAGGAGATATATGTCTAACGTTTCGACTGTTCTGCCCGCCAATATCATTAAAACTGCTCGAACTGCGGCGACTGCTGCGGCTTCTAGCACCGCGACGCCATATGATAGCGGTAATATTATTACTTGGTCGCTTCCGGGATTTCCGACAACTAAGTTAGTTAACGGCTCGCAAAGTTTCTCCACCAAGGCTGGAGAAGTATTTACGGATTTCGCATCTGGACAAGTTGTAACTGCCAGCACAGATGTTAGCGGTTCTACGTTGACCTACAGCTTGCAAGCCGGGACACCAGCAAATAACGACTAATGCGCCAAATTGGTGCTTACACAATAATAGAAGATGGTGAGGAGAAATTCTACACCATCCTCGATTGTGAATGCCACTTACAAGTAATGGTTGGAATGTTCTTCGAAGAAGACCTTCCTTGCCCACTCCACGAAGAATATAGATATTTCTACGATTTTAATGATGGAAAGCCGCATAGGAAATAATATGACTACGAATAGATTGATTCCGCCAACTGTACAAGAAACCACCACTGGGGGAGTTTACCCCGCCCCGCAGCCACAGCATGTTTGTCCGGCTTGCGGATATTGCCCGTGCTGCGGACGTGGGTACGGATTTCAGCCGCCATATTATGTTCCCCAACCGCACTATGTTCCTCCGACAATGCCGTACTACAGATATCCGTGGACAGTAACCTGCTAAATCTTGTAACGAACCGTCTGCTGTTCTGAACCAAGCGGCCAGTTTTTAAGCCACTGCTTTCGAGATTCGCCGTAGTCAAAACGAGAAATGCTGACGGGAATGCCATCATCCGCTATAAGAATAACTGTATTTCCATCATTACTGATTACTTTGGATTTCATCGTTTCTTTTTCCATTATTGTTCTCCGGTAGATTTAATTTAGCAAATTCTCCAAAATAGTGTAAGGCCGCTCGATCATAAGCTTCCACGGCTTCCGCCTCGGTTTTGAATTGCCCTAAATTGATAGTCTTCTTGCTAACGGTTATGATGGCCCGCCATCTTTTTTGATCCGAGCGCCAGCGGATACCTTTAAAAGTAGTCCCGATGGATGGCTGTCTCTTTTGGCGATTCTGCCCGTTAGTGACGTGCGTGGCGATTCTGAGATTATCGCGGGTATTGTTCAAACCATCGCCATCTTTGTGATCAACCTTAATTTTTGGATCGGCAACTCCTAAAATCAATCGATGCATGTGTTGCGTGGTTCGATTGGATTTAGGACCAACTGTGCGAATGGCGTAAACCGCGTACAGTAGACCTTTGCGCCAAGTTTCCTGCGCTTGCCATTTTCGGCCAGCAACAATTTCATCATATTTATCATCATCTACTAAAGCAATATATCCCTTAGTTAATTTGATCTGCTTCATAATCTCTATATTATACGATCAAGATTGAGAATTGTCAATGGCCTTGTTGCAACATGACGGAAACGAACATAAAGTCCTAGAAGGGACAGACTTTACTTCGTCCGGAGAATTAAAGACTCGGGAAGATACCACCGCTCTCGTTGTGGGTTTTGCGGAAAAATCTGAAACGTGGATCGCAAGCAAGCAGTGGAATTTGATGTGGAGGGACGCAGATTTACTGTTCCAAGCGCCCCGTCCGATGTCTGTTGTAGAAAATACTTATGTACTAGAACCTAACGTGCAGAGGTTCACTGTTGCAAAAGTAGTTAACTCGGTGGTGCCTCAATTATATAAAGGTTTGTTCTTCGAAAATCCGCCGATGGTCCTCCGCCCACGTCCCGGAACTTCTCAGAAAATTACGGATGATAAAACTGTAATTATTTCGTATCTTCTCGATGCTTGCCAATTTAAACGAGAGGTTAAATGGGGATTAGAGTGCCTCGCCCATCTCGGAACCGGCATTTGGAAGTGGGGAATCGAGCGAGTTGAAAAGGAAATTCCCCGCAGAGTTAGCACGGACGTAAGTATTGATCCGGGTAAAGGCGCTCCGCCAGAGAAGATTAGCGCGGATGAACCGCCCAAGATCGAAACAGTTAAGAAGATTTGTTCTAAGCCTTTCTTCGAATTTCGTCCTATCCAGCGTGTTCTCGTAAGCCCCAATCTTAAAGTCGGCGATATTCGAGAATCCGATGAAGTTGCCGATGTCCGATATATGGATTTTTATCAGCTTCAGGATTTGAAGAAGGCTAATTCGGTTGATGGTAAACCGATGGAAGGTTGGACTTGGGACGAATATTATAGTGATGAGAAACTGAAAGAACTGTGGAATCCGCCGGTCGAGGGATTCGAAACTCCAGGTCCTTTGCGCACAGATGTTCAAGCGCAAACAACTGGAGTTGTTCACCACGGAGAAGAAGATACTTTTGTAAATAGCGCGGACCCTCTCGCAAAGAAACTAGAAGTTCTAGAATATTGGACGAAACGCCGCAAAATTATTGTTCTCAATCGCAAGAAGACCATCTTCAGCGGCGAAAATCCTTTTCGCAAGATTCCTTTCTTGTCGGCAAATTGGTGGAACCGCCCCAAAGCTTTCTATGGCATGGGTATCGGGTTAACCGTAGGACAGAATCAGCGAGTTGACCAAGGCACAATCAACTCGATTCTAAAGGTTCTGAGTTTCGCGGTAAATCCCGCATACGTGCGCACGCGAGATTCCAATGCTCCGACGCAGATGATCCGGACCGGCATTGGGAAGATTATTACCGTTGACGGAATAGCCAGCGAAGCTTTTCATCTTTTAGAGACTCCGAAAGTTCCGCCGGATACATGGGCTGCGCTACAAAATTCAGAAGCGAACACGGAGTCTACAACTGGCGCGGATCAGTCATTAGTTCAGGGCTCAACTGCCGGGCCGCGTACCGGAATGGGGCGTTCTGCCGCTGGTGCGAATGCTCTTGCAAATGCTTCTGCGACTCGTCTTGACGGCCCTCTAGATAATTTCATCGATCAAGTATTTACGCCGTTCCTGTATATTCTAGACGAACTCGTATTTTATTACATGTCCGACCAAGAAATTCAAGATATTCTTGGCGAGGAAAAAGGCAAAGATTACAGAACCGATCTCCAGCAATTCCACGATGGCAAAATAGAATTCGAAGTTTTGGCGAGTTCTAGCCTCGCAGCCAAGAGAACGATGGCCCAGAGCCTGACTCTAATTACTCAGTTCATGCAGAACCCCGGCTTTAATGAATACTTGGCCGATCTGGGTCTGTATATCGATTGGGAGACCATCTTCGATATGTGGTTGATGGCCAGCGAATGGAAGAATGGCCAAGACATTATTAAACATCTTACTCCGGAAATGGAGCAGAGACGCCAAGCCAAATTGCAGCAACAACAGCAAGGTCCGCTGCAAACGCAGATGGCGATTAACAATCAGAAGGCACAAGATAAGTCTGCTTTGGAAGATCAACGTTCCGCAAATAAGATCAAAAATGACTTGGTTCGTTTTGCAACTCTACACTCCGCCGAATCAGAAGCCACCGAAGGCGAACCCGGTAATACCGGATTTGGCGATATTGAGGGCATGTAATGGACGAGATGTCGGGTAAAGATGGAACGTCCATAAGTGGATTTGTGCACGGCGGGGAGAATAAGCCACCCCGCGAATGCGGAAATTGCATTTGGATGGGAATGGAAAGCTGCGGGAATAATTTAGTAATTCTTGATCCGCAAGTTCCTAAGAATAAAGACGGACGCGGTATTGTAGATTCCGATGATTGTTGTAACTCCTTCCAGTCTAAAGGTAATGCGATTATCTATATTGTTCGCCACGGAGAAACGGAAGGTAATAAAAAGAAAGAGTTTCGTGGTTGGATAGATATTCCTTTAAATGACCAAGGTATCTCCGAAGCGAAACTAGCTCGCAAGTTTCTAGAAGATAAAGGTATTAAAGAAGTATTCTGCTCCGATCTTGGGCGAGCTGTGCACACGGCTAAGCTAGTAATGCCGAGTAAAAATCCAGAGCACGATAATAATATGCGACCTTGGGATGTAGGTATTTTCTCAGGCAAGTCTCGCGATATTTATCAATCCTCTCTTAATAAATACATAGATAATCCGGATACACCAATTCCAGACGGAGAATCATTAAGAGAGTTCGCCGAGCGAAATCGTAAAGCTCTTGAGAAATATATTAAGATTGCAAAGAAAGAAGGGCCAATTCTATTGGCCGTACACTCTAGTAACTGTATTCAAGCAGAAAAATTGATAGAAGGCAAAGATGAGTTAGGCCGCCCCGAAGATGTAGATCGAGTTTTGCCGGGCGGAGTAATGTGTATTCTAGACGAAGGTGAAGCCGGTCTTAAGATAGAAGTAGTTTTTGGTGATAGCCCCGAAAAAGAAGCAAATTACGGAAGTTAATGACATGAGACCATCCAGTGAATACCAAATCTCCGATGTAGAACGCGGACATTTAATCGCTCTTGGACAGCTGCCCGGATTCCAAGTCCTTATTAACATTTGTGAATCCGAAGTCGAACAGTTCAAGGTCGATATGATCAATGCCGATCCTACGAAGATCGAAGACGTTCGTAGCAAGCATAATCTGGCTTTGGCCGCCGCGACATTCTGGAAGCGAGTTGCAAAGCGCATCAACCACGAACAGGCAGTTTTCGGATCACAAAGCCGCGCAAATGATATTGTGCCCGATGTAACCGAAAGTATGTTTTCTTAAGACCCTAATACAAACCTTATAAGGATAATTATGTCAGACGAAACTCCAGTTGTTCCAGTTGCGGACCCCGCACCGGTTGTCGAAGCACCCAAAGAATTCATTTTCCAATACCAGCCTAAGGATGAAGAAGGTAAGCCTCTCGGAGCCCCTCAGGTTATCAAAGCAACTAACCCAGAAGAAGCGCTAGAGAAGATGGCCGCGCAGAATTCCGAGCTGGTGAAGCTGAATCGAAAACTGAACAAGGATATCCGACTGGGTAATATCGTTCAGGACGAAATTCCAGCAGATGCTCCTCGATTCAATAGTGCTCAATACGATTTTAATCCCAAGCCCTTGACTGCCGAAGATAGATTACAACTTACACAGGATTTGAACGATCCCGAGAAGTGCGATTCGGCTATGGACAGATTGATTTCTGCTAGGATCGGCGATCCGGAAGCAATTCGTCAGACTCTTAGGCAAACTCGACAAGAGATCGCGACTATGCACGCTTTGGCGCAAGCCGAGGCTTTTGTAAAGAGTACTCCTGAATATTATGGTTGCGAAGAAAATAAACAAACGTTGGGATCGTGGATGATCAAGAATAATCTTGATCCTATCTTGAAAAATTTCAAATTAGCTTTTACAACATTGGGACCGCAAGGCGCAAATATCCTGAAAGAACGTCCGGTTCCGGAAGCACCGAAACCCGCTCCTGTGGTGGAACCACAGTCTGAACCCGCTCCGGTAGTAGTCGCCCCGCGCCCCGTAAGTTCTGGACTGACGCGGACAAATTCTTCGGATGCCGGAACCCCTATGAAAACCGGATACAGCGCCGCAGAAATTGAGAAAATGTCCGGTGAGGAATATAAACAGAAAGTTTTGATTCCTCAATTCCGTAGTCAACGCCAGCGTGCGTAATGCGAATCCGGCGGTACGATTCCCACGATTTTGATGATGTTGATTATCTCCAACGGGACTTCTATAAATTCCCGGCAACCAGAGAAGAATTGCGGGGCAAGTTAGAACACCCCGCATGGGTTGTAGAAGAAGACGGCGGTGTCATTGGAGCGGCAGTAACTTGTCCAGAAGCGGACAGAATATTGCTATGGGCAATCAACGTCGCACCGAGTTATCGCAATATGGGTATCGGTTCGAAGCTTCTACAAACCGTTATTGAATTTTATCACGATACTATTTTATATCTCTATGTCGAGCCCGGCAATCCTGCGAGGAAATTGTATTACCGACACGGCTTCCGCGCCTCGCAATTATTGAAAGATCATTTCGGAAAAGGCTTCGACACAATAGAGATGTATAAGCTCTGTTAGGTTCATAATAATAAACACTAACGGGTTTAACGTTAATTAAAATGAACCTTATATTAGGTGAATAGTCCACAAATGGACATAATACCTGATATATTAGGCTACCCCGCAAATTTGCCGAGAGAATCGGATTATTCTCAAAGCCCCAACGCATGTGAGGGATTCACCTTGGTCAACTCTTGACTGAGGACAGCACAACGAGTCGGATTACTCGTCTAGGCTGCCGCGCATAAGAGTATTCCAATTACAGGTGAAATATGGCTTTTTCTCCGGCTGGCAATAACCAGTCAAATCTTCCGCAGAGTACTGTGCGATATTACGACAAAAAGTTCCGCGAGAACTTGAAAGCACAGACCCCCTTCGTCGCTTGCTCCGAGCGTTTGGACCTCCCGATGAAGAGTGGTAACCAGTACAACCTCTATATGTACGTTCCGTTGGCCGCGAATACCTCGCAGACCACGGAAGGTACGGTTGGCAGCTCAATCACAGTTAGCGTCCTGAATACCTCGGCTACGATTGGTGAGTATGCGGATTACGCGAACTTCTCCAGTCTGTCTTTGGCGACTGCCATCGACAACACGGTCGAGAACGTCGCTCGCGAAATGGCGTATCGCCTCGGCGAGTCGCTTTCCGCGCTGGTTCGTGCGACGGCAGATGGTGCGAACTCGGTTGACTCGTCTGTCCTGACGAAGCTCGCCGCGACTTCGACCACGAGCTTTACCACTCTGTCCTTGACCTACATCCGCAACGCCGTCCAGAGCTTGGCCGGTCGTTCGGTGCGGCCCTTCGATGAAGCGAGCAAGAACTTCGCAGGCGTCATCCATCCCTTCACCCTTGGCGATGTGTTGGCGGACAACTCGAACGACTCGCCAATCGATATCCTGAAGCGGACCCCGCAGGGTTATGCGCGGTTGGATGAAATCATCTCAACCGACCTGACCGAAGTCATCGAAATCCCGACTTCCGGCGTGAGCTTCTTCCAGTCCAACCTCGTCACGACCAGCTCGAACTACAATCCGGGCACGGGCGCAGTGACTGGCTTGACGGCGCTCCGCACGTACATTTTTGGCCGGGACGGCATTTTCTCGATCAATCTTGGTGCGATGGGCGACACGGGCTACGGCGATGGCGAATGGCGCAATATTAAATGCAACATTGTGCAAAATGCCGAGCCGTCTGTGGCTGACCCGTCTGGCCTAATTCCTGGTTGGACGAGCTATCGTGTTCATTTTACAACTAGTTTGGGGCCGGATACTACGATCCGCATAAGAGAAATAGACGCCGCGTCGGCCATCTCCTAACTCTTTGATTTTAAAAGAGATCGAGTTGTTGACAAAGTGTTTATTTCTGGTATAATGTTTGTAGCTGGTTGACACTGGTTACAAATCGAGGAGGGCGGGTGCCTTACCACTCGCCCAAATCGGTTCCCTGTAAGGAGGGAATATGATAGGCGAAAAGCATTTCAGATACGAATTCCTGATGTTTGCATGGATTGAAAATCAACAGAAATATTATTTGTGTGTTTGCGATTGTGGCGCATTGCGCATTCTTCGCGGAGCTTCCGTAAAGAATGGCAATCAAAAAAGCTGTGGCTGCCTTCGAAGAGAGAAAGCAAAAGAAAGCATTATCGCGAGAAATGCCGCCCAAGCGGGGCAGCCGCGATCTGCAAAAGGAAAACTTGCTTCTCAGGCAGCTTGCAAGAAAATGAATGAAGTACGGCATAATCAAGCCAAACACATATTATCTAATGTCGATTCCGCTGCCTTAACTGGTGATTGTAATGTTTGTGGTCGTGTTCCTGTCAAAGTAATGAAGCACAGGAACAATAAATGGCAATACATCAGAGATCAGTATTTATGTTGGGTCGGTACGCGGAATAGAGTCGAACAGGGCGAACCCGCCAAAGTTTCATATCCCAATCAAGCACTCGAAATGTGGGATAAACAAGAAAATAATTGTGCGCTATGCGGCGGTCCTATGGTGCGTGCGGGCAATTCTTGGGATGGTGCGACATTAGATCACTGTCATTCCAATGGGTTTATACGAGGTTTTATCCACCAAGGCTGCAATAAAGGGTTAGGTCATTTCTTGGACGATCCCGAAGCTTTGCGTAAAGCCGCCGCATATATCGAACGAGCACGCGGCCTCTTGACAAATTCCTAATTGTAGCGTATCATAATAATTGCGGGGTTTTAGGGTCGGAAGCCAAACGGTGAGGCGACGGTCTGTGGCACCGTTCTTTAGCAGGTTCGACTCCTGCCCTTCCCTCCAAAGTTGCGCGGCGGGTTTCACCCGTGTCCGGATTATTAGCGAATTGCCGGGCAGACCTTTGCCGCCTTAAGAGCGTGGAATAAGCCGCGCAGAATCATCGAGTTGTGACATTATGAACTTGCGGGGCTCCTTTCCGGGCAAGGAAAGTGATATCCGTTACACCCCTCCCGGCAACGAAACTGACGGTACCGACGAACTAGAAAAAATCTACTACACCCCCGATCCGCGAGAAGACGATGAAGCTGGTGACCTACGTAGTAATAGCTAAAATATTTACGGGACTCGCGATTCTTTCTATTGCTTGCGGGGCGTATGCCGCAGCTTCTGGCAATGTAGATATGTTTTTTGGTGGTGCCTGTGGTACAATTGTTTTCGCAAGTTTGGCCGCGAAGATAATTCAAAAATGCATCGAGATTCGCAATGAGCCGTCCGAAGGGTAGCAAAAACAAACCCCGTCCGCATCTGGACAACGTTCAGCATATTCCGTGTGCAAAACCAGAACTTGTGCAGCATATTGGCCGATTCATACGGTACTTTGATAAAGGTTGGCGGTTCTCAAAACTCCTCGCAATTAAAGACAATATTGCTCTATTAGAGCACCCGGTATCTGGCAAACATAAATTAAGTTTAAAGGACGTGGAGCCGAATCCTTGGGCAAAATAATCCCCTTTTACATTCCCAAAAGGTATCGTAAGAAAGATAAATTCGTTCCCGAAAGATTGCGCGGCAAAATCCTACCGTTCCCCGAACCCAAAGAACCTAAGAAAACCCTAACTGAAAGATTTCACGGTATTTTGATTACTGATAAACGTCGCTTTTCAGACGATATAGTTTGAGGTTGCATCAGGTGACCTCAAGATAATTATGGCCCTTTTGGTTGTTAATTCGAATACGCCGATGAACTACGACGATCCCTTGATAAGCTTTAGGGTTCGCGGGGATGAAGTCGCCGCGCTCTATCCGGATGGGACTCTTATCACGCAAGGCGACAGTTTAGCAGATCGTGTCGTGGCTACACAGTATTTAACGCAATCGTATGCGTCTACCACACCTGCGGGGTCTCCACCTGCTACGCCCGTGAGCGGCGGCATGGGCGGTCCTGTAGACGGCGGACAGTTCTAAGATTCTAGTACGCTCATGACCCTAAATCTAGGGGTCCAATGCCAACTATACAAGTAAAACGCGGCCTAGCCGCAAATCTTCCGGCATCTGGCGCGGCTGGCGAGCCGATATTCACTACAGATGACCAAATTTTACATATGGGAACTGGGGCGGCAGTCGTCCCGGTTAAGATCGCGGCTGCTAATGTTACGGGGCTCGTTAATGGCGGAACCGAAACAGTCAACGCGCAATCAGGGGCGACATACACAGTTGTTGCGGGCGACGCCGGAAAATTAGTTACTCTTAGTAATGCCGGGGCTGTCGCGGTGACCGTCCCATCAGCAGTATTCACTTCTGGACAATTTGCCGATTTCGAGAACAAAGGTGTCGGTGATGTAACAATCACTACAACTGCCGCAACGATTAATGGCGCGGCAACTTTCGTTCTACATACCAATCAAGGCATACGAGTTGTATTTGATGGTACGAATTTCCAGACATTGCTGGGTCGCGCAGTCGTAGCCAAAACCGCAGTAGGCAGTCAGTGGTTAAACTCCGTAGCAGCTGATGGAACATTTACTTCTACCCAGCCCGCGATGACAGATATCACGGGCGTTGTTCAAGCCTCGCAATTAACCGGAGTTGTAATAGACGGCGGAACATTTTAGCTAAGACTCTACTGGCCAATCCCCGACTAGGAGAGTACATTGATTCAAATAGACGTAATAAATGAATCGTCCGAAGCCAGCGATCAGATGATTAAGTGGCTGACTGCGGCCCTTCAAATTCAGGTAAACCGGGATTTTTCTCCCATTTGGGGAATACAGGCCCAGTTAAATTTTATCCCGAATCATGGGGTTCCGAATCCCGCACATTGGCAATTGGTATTTCTGGATAATGCAGACGTTGCTGGGGCGCTAGGATACCACGACCTAACGGTTTCTGGATTGCCAATTGGCAAAGTTTTCATCCGCACGACCGAGCTTGATAATTCTGCGTGGTCCGTAACAGCCTCTCATGAATTACTCGAAATGCTTGTCGATCCGTGGGTAGATTCCGCAGTCATTCTTTTGAACGCCGATGGTTCGGGAACCGCGTATGCTTACGAAGTCGGTGATCCTTGCGAGTCCGACAACCTCGGTTATGTGATCAATGATTTCAAGATGTCTGATTTCACAACTCCGCAGTGGTTTGATCCTCCGACATTGATGACTAATGCTAAATTTGATTTCATGGGGCACATTACACAACCCCTTCAGATTTTGTCAGGCGGATATATTGGAGTACTAGACATCTTTGGAAGCGGAGGATGGACCCAGCTTCTTGGAGATGGTTCTAAGACCACGACCGTTCCAAAAGGTTCGCGTCGAGAACTTCGTACTAAACCATATTCGCAGAGGGCGCGTAGCACTAGGTAATGGCAAGAAACTTAACACTCCTACCACTGCGGGGCGTGCAGGCGAATCTTTCGCAGGCACTCCCCTTAGCTCTGGGAGAGATGTATTTCAGCACCGACACTGGCAACCTATACTTTGGCACCCCCGGCTTTGGCGTAGGCTATGTCCAGATCGGAGATACAACCAAAGTGAACGAAACACTCTTACAATTATTGGAAGAAATTAAAGCTATGCGGGCCGCCATTGTGTCTATGGCGTGCGATGGTGGCCGCGCGAAGCCCTCAGATTTTGATCCCCGAACAGATACGGGGACAGACTCAAGTACCACACAGGATTAGGGGATTATGCAACTACAATTACAGGTCGGACCACAAATTGTTCAAGATGGCGTTCCTGCTACAATGCGCGGTGGCAAATCCGCTGAAGCAATTGTAACAGAATTAAACGGACGCTACTATGAGCAAGTTTATCGCGGCAATACTTTTACCGCCGCAACACAAGCAGGAGTAGCGATTACGAATCTTGCTACTACGGCCACGGGATTTATTCTTAGCAATCCGGCGGGTTCCGGCAAGAACCTAGTCCTTCTGGAAATCGCCTTGGCGCAGACTTCCACTGCCGCTGCCGCCGCAAACGCTGCCATTGTTTTAGCTGCCAATATCAACCCAGTGGCGACCGCTGTAGTGCATACTACGCCGCTCACGATCCAGCCCGCACTCTTAGGCGGTACGGCGGGTTCGGTTGCCAAGGCGGATTCCGCCGCGACATTGCCTGTCGCGCCTTCCGTTGTTCGTGTTTTGTGGCAACCTTCGGTTTCCGCTACGGCCACGACCGCTATTCCACCTTATGTGAAGGATGAAGTTGCGGGGGCGCTTGCAATTGCTCCAGGATGCGCGGTATCTTTGTCCGCTTTCTCCGCCGTCAGCGCGATTGCCCATTTTACGTGGGCTGAACTTCCCATCTAATTTGGTGTCCGTGGGCAACGATTCGGATTAATCGTTGTTCGCATCTGGACGCCATTCGCCGAGTCGCTATCGGCAAACCCCGCACTCTGGGGGCATCAGGGTAAGGAATTGCCTTAGCGGGTAATTCTGCACTTGCTGATTTACGGGGCACCGGATAATCAGCATCGGACTACGGCTCCGTCCAAGCCTGTCCGGGAAGAAAAAGAATTCGTTCCTCTCGGACTCCGAGTTTAAGGAAGATAATGAAAAAGAAGAAAACTAAGAAACTAACCACTCCCGCGCCCGAACCTTTACCGCCTATGCGCTGGGAATCTTACCACGATGAAATTATCGGTAAGGACTCCCCACAACTTGCTAAAGAAGTAGAAGAATATAGTAAGAGACGGCATGACGGGCCGGAAACACAACATAGCCAAGAAGAATTAGCAAGGCTTCGCGAAGAAAATGCTGTAATCGCTTCGCAATATCAGTTTGTCAAGCCTGAGGATTACGAAGACGAAGCTGCCCGAGTGGGGCGGATAATGAGCCACGACGAGTTTATTACTATCCTTCGTCGTAAGCTAAATCTTAAGTGTTTTTACCGAGAGATGAATCATCCCCAGAAGATAGCTCTTTGGGCGGTCAAAGATGATTTGCCTGCCGAATCCGTAGGATGGGTAAAACGTGGTTTAACCACCGAACTTAGCATCATGAGATTTGACGACCACGGCGTTCCGCTTGACGAGAAATTTAGGGGCTGGCGAACCGTGCTCATGAATTTGGTTATGAAAGGATTCTTGAAAGAGCACGATGTCCGCCGCGTTTTTGGCCGAGCGAAAGGCCCCGCAAGCGAAAAATATAACTCTTTCATGCAACAGTTTAGGACTATTCCATGACTTATCAAACTCAAGATTCTCGGTTAGCTGCGTTCTTCCTTGTCAATGGATTTACCTTGGCGGGAACAGAATTGCGCTATCAAGATGAAGACGACCGCGTATTGCTTACATTCAATATCGATGATGAAGAGAAATTCGCGCAGTTGAAGAGAGATTTCTTTGAAGGCGGGAAGGTTCCCGCGCTAGCTTACGCAAATCATCTTAAGTTTGTAATGCACGCCATCCGAGAAGCCCGCGAATTAGCTCGTACCGCTGCGCGATAAAGACCCTTACAAAGACCTAATAGGAGAAACTATGCTTGTTAAGAAAAAAGATTGGGAAAACGTGTGTTCTAGATTAGACTCATTTGAAGCCAAATGGTTTCAAAGAAACTAAAAGTCATACCGTTTTAGCGATTCGATAAAGACCCTTATTTCAGACCTTAATAGGATAAATATGACAGACGAAGTGAAGAAGAAAAAGACCGTTCAAGAACTCATGAACACCCCGCTTGACGAGTTAACTACTGAGGAAATTGAACGCCGGGTAGTTTTGCTCAAGGCACAAGAAGCCGAACTCAACGCACAGGATTTAAAGGATCGCGTTGACGAACGCAAGAATAAACGCCAGATGGTTTCCGAGCAGTTTCGCGCCCGTGGGCGAGAACTAAAGCAAACCGTTCGAGCACAGGAAATACACCAGAGCAATTGTAGCCATCGTAAGGGTGGACGCGGTTTGGAAGCAATTCAGAAGGGCGGCACCGCATCTGACTACGCAGTGATCCGTCATCTACTTCCAAATAACGAGTGGTGGCAGAGGTGCCAGCGTTGTGGTAAAACGTGGCGTCCGCCGAATCGTGAAGAATATAACCTAGAAGTTCAGACCGAACGCGAAGCTTTTGAGGCCGCGCAAAAAGCTTACAAAGAAGCTATGTCTTGGCCGACAGATAACATCCCCTCGACTGGGATTACGTTCCAGCATCACAGCGAAGACGGCGATGTCAGTGCTCGTAAATTCGTTTACGAGATCATGAAGGACACCACGCTTCGATAATGGCAAATCAGCAATTATTCCCGCAGACCACATATCCCTTAACAGGCGATATTCAAAGTACTCCGGGAGCGGCTAAAATAACGGTTACGGGGATTCAAACAATCCCCGTTTCTCCTACAACTCCGACTGATCAACAAGTTCTGGTGTTCCAGCAATCGTTATTGAAGTACGTTCCAAGCAGTGTATTTACTAATAAGAGCGTTCAAGTAAACGGCGCTCCCGTGAGCGATGATTACGACTTCTTTGTAAATTTCTATGATACGCGCATTCAAGTTAATTCTACCAACCCGCCCAATGGAAAATTTGTCTTGGTTAATGGAGCTTAGATGAGTGTCAATTTTAACAACACAACTCCAGCAGCCGTAGCGGGGGGTACTAACGTATTATGGCAGGTAGACGGCTCCGGCAATATCAGTGCGTATACTTTAACATCTTCTTCCGTCATCATAGAAGTTGATCTTACTGCTCAGACAGCGAATATTTCAGCGACAACTCTGACAACTCCGGGTTCTGCGGGGTTTTATCGAGTTTCTGTATATAGCATCGTAACGACCGTAGACGGCGCATCTTCGACTCTACCTAAGACTACTATTACATGGCGAGATGCGCATAATACGACTTCGCAAACATTTGATGTTACTTCGACGAATACCGGCAATCTTCTAACTACATTCCAACAGGCATCAATGCGCCTTAACTCTGCTTCCGGGACCGCGATTCAATATGCTACTTCTGGATATGCGTCTGGAACTCCCGCGACAATGCAGTACGCTCTCCGTATTACTTTGGAGAAATTGTAATGGCGTTTATTAACAATGGGTCCACGGTGAGCATCCAGGATTGCGTAGACAATGCATTCCGAAATGGCGATACTGCTCCCGCACTTGCAACGGGCGGCAGTTCGGATCAACCCGCATTGCAAATCGCCAACACCGTTTTGTCCGAAATGATCAACGGAGGTCCTAACGGGCAACCTTATAATTGGAAGTGGAACAGATTTTTAATTCCTCCGTTTCCGACGAATAGTTGGCAGCAGGATTATTTCATTCCCGGTCTAGTCGGGCTTGCATGGCTCGAAAATTCATACTGCAACGAATTTAACATCAGCTCCCAGCCCAAGCCAAAGATGCCGATGGAGTGCCGAAAGGACTTGTCGGTAACGTACATTCAGTACGGCTGGCCTGCAAAACTTTGCTGGATTCCTAATAGCATCGCACAAACCGGGACTTGGGGCGCGACGGAACTCGCTACGGCGACTGGGCAGAACAACCCCGGCCCTAATGTTGTAATCACGAACCCGATTGGCCAGACGCAGGCTCCTCTTAATCCTATCACTCAGGTCACCGACTCTTTCGGCAACCTCTGGGCAGTGACGACTTATGGAACTTGCGGGGCAACGAATCCGTTTCTAGTCAACGCCAATCCAGTATTTCCAACTCTGCAAAATCCCACGACTACGGCGACAATCATAACTGATGGTTCCGTTGTTTGGACTGCAATCAATCCCGCTGGTCAGGGAATGCGCCTCGCGCCGATTCCCCCACAGCAAGGGCAAGTTTGGCAAATCAATCCCGTAGGTCAAGCAAGATTTCAACGATTTACTTCTCTAACTCAAACTATTAATCCGATTCCGGACGATTACAGCCAATATTTCTTAGATGGTTTCATCTGCCAATGTTACCGTAGGCATCCGGATGCAAAAGTCCGGGCGAAATTTCCCGAAGAATATAAACTTTGGTTAACTGCTCTTGATCAAGCTGTAAAGCAGGCAGATCGAGAATTAGACGACTACGGATTTTATACCAGCAGCATTATGGGCGGCGGCGGAAACGTAGGTTATCTTGGCCCGGCTTGGCCGTATCAGGGCTACCCGTTCGGCAGCGGCTGGTAATTTCGGCGCGGCAGTAAATCCTCACAATTCATGCGGGACCAGTGAGCAGAGGAATCCTTCTACTTACTGCAAGCGCTTGGTCCCACCCTTTCTTCAAACCAGAAAAAGGACTGTAATGCGCATATTGTTTATTCTGAAGTTTCGGCAAGTATACTCCGGCGGGTATACTACAGATTTTCCCTCGGGCCTGCTTAACTCTGCGCTACTAGTTTCCGATATGCTTAACAGCCAAGGATTTGTTTCCAAGGTTGTAGAAGTCGTTGACAATAATTCTATTGATAAAGAAGTTCATGATTTCAATCCCGATGTAGTTATCATAGAAGCGCTGTGGGTTGTCCCTGAGAAGTTCGCAATTCTTAAACAGTTGCATCCGAATGTTAAATGGGTTGTTCGCATTCACAGTGAAATGCCGTTCCTCGCACAGGAAGGCATCGCAATACAGTGGATCAAACAGTACGCCGCTATCCCCGATGTTTATGTAGGTACTAATTCGATTCGCTGCTTCGGAGATTTATCTAGCATAGTCGATCCCAATAAATTACTGCTTCTGCCTAATTTTTATCCTACTCTTAAGAAATTGCCGGGCGCGGCAAAACATACAGGTCTGGATATAGCCTGTTTTGGAGCTATTCGTCCGTTTAAGGATCAGCTTATGCAGGCTGTCGCCGCTATTAAATATGCCGAGCAAGCTGGGGAAATAATTCGGTTTCATGTGAATTCCAGCCGAGTAGAGGATGGATCGGAAGTTCTGAAGAATCTACGAGCACTGTTTGCCGGAACGGAACACACACTAGTCGAAAATACTTGGATGGATCGTCCGACGTTTTTAGCGCTCCTCGCAACAATGGATTTAAGCATGACCGTATCCTTTACGGAAACTTTTTGTATTGTTGCGGCAGATTCGGTTTCGGTCGGCGTCCCGCTCGTAACTTCTCCGGAAGTGCCGTGGAGTATCAAAGATTTGCAAGCTTCGCCTACGAATTCGAAAGATATTGTCAATAAGATCAGTAAGGCATTAGGTTGGAAATCTTCAATTTTCAACTTCATGGATCGGCGCAGTCTACAAAAATATTCATCCAATAGTCGAGCGGCGTGGATTAAGGAATTAAAGGGACTATAATGGCAATCACTCAAGTCACAGTCGCATCACCCGCCGTAGAGACGGTATTCCAAGATACGTCTATGGGCGGAACGGCAGATGGAGTTAAATCTTCGTCTACGGTCATTTATTATGTACAAGTTGATAACACTTTGAACGGGGCTCCGTCATACGTAAAACTATATAATCTGGCTTCTGGCTCCGTAACCGTTGGAACGACCGTTCCGGATTTTGTATTGTATGCCGCCGCAAACAAAGTTCAGACTTATGTTTTCAGCACAGCGGCTTCTTCTGGTCTGACATTTGGAACTGCGCTTTCCGCTGCTTGCACAACTGCCGGGGGAACATCCGGAAATACCAGTCCGAGTTCGAGTGTTGTCGTCACCATCGTATACGTCTAATGGCAAATTCCTCAACAATTACGTTGCTCCAAAGTATGGAGTGGTGCAAGAAGTTTGTCTTCAATCGCCAGCTCTCGCTCGGAGATTTTAAGGAACCTCTAGTATCGTCTGCAAATATTATTAAACAGACAATACTCGGGCCACCATTCCGTTGGCGGTGGAATAGACAAATAGTTACTTTTAATACAATTGCTCCGAACCCATCCAATATCGGCGTACAGGATTATTCTGTGGCTTCGAATTTTGGCTGGATTGAAAATGCTTCTGTTCAAGATACTGGGGCGACTCCTAGTAAGTGGTATCAGATGGAACCGAAGATTGATCTTGCTTTGGACACTTCAAAAGCAAGACCGCAGTTCATATCTGGACAATTGGACGATGGCGCGGGAAATATAACCTTTCGGTTGATGCCGATTCCCGACAAAGTTTACCCCATATCCGTTACTGTGCAGAACAAAGCTGCGCTATTTACGTCTCTAAACCAAACTTGGAGTCCGATTCCGGACGAATACTCGTATATCTACCAAGTAGGGTTGTTGTCGTACATGTATGAATTTGCAGATGATGCGCGGTGGGTAGGAGCCCGACAAAGATTTGTAGCCGCTCTACTCGGAGCCAACCAAGGTCTCACCGATACAGAGCTCAACATCTTCCTTAACAATTGGCAGTTCGTTTCGGGCAATCCTATTTCAAATCAGATTCAGCTTTCTCAAGGCAACGAAGCGCGAGGGCGATAAATGCCGGGTGGTTTTCAATTAGGCGGGGCTCCGCCACAGAAAAATCCGCGCTATGTTGCCTTGTACAATTCAAGGTATTGGTCGGGTTATTCGACAAACCGAAGTCCTCTTCGTAGTGCAGGTTCTGCCTATGAAGAGAGATATTTAGGAACTCGCGCAGATAGTATAATCGACGGATCGAATTGTGAGATTACACCGAAACTAACCCTTGCCCGTCGTCCCGGCAATCCTGTTTACAATTCAAATACCTTCGACACTGTAGATGCTTTCTATTCATTTCGCGAGTTTGCTGTCGGAACTGAACAAATTCGTGTAATGGTTGACACGGTTACCGCACTATATGATGGCACAGCGAACGGTAAGATTCTAGTTTTTACCAAAAGTGCGGGGGCTGGACAGACTTTTATGCAGTCTGTCGGCAACAATCTTTTCTTCGCTAACGGCGTAGATCAGAAGAAATGGGTTCAGACTTTATTTACTCGTGTCGCGAGCGGACCCCTTCCAGCTATCGGAAATAGCACGACTCTTAATCCTGTATCTACTCCGTTTCTTACAACATACGTAATTGATAATAATGGAAACCTCCAACAGTTGTTGGCAACTTCCATTACTACGATTACGAATGTTGCTTATACTGCTCCTACACTTACTCTGACGGTTGGCAGCACCGCTGGAATTACGCCGGGAACAAATTACGGCATTTGGAACATGGCCACGGCGACGTGGTTAAACGGCATTACGATCAATGTTGTTACAGCTGCGGGTACGACCGTTACTGCAACTCTCGTAAATGCTACTCACGCGGATTATGCCTCGGCAGCGGATACGGGAAACTTTGCGGTAGCGATTGGAGGTTCTCCGGTTACTGGCGGCAGTGTTCCGACATGGAATACAACAGTTCCTGCCGCTGGAAACGACTATCAAGGCGGAATTACCGTTGACGGCACCGCACTTTGGGTTAATCGCGGGAACCCAGTAGAAAATTGGGGGATTGCCAGCGGTACGACTGCTCCGACGGTTACGGTAGGAGCTGCCAGCGCAGCGTGGCATTCAAATACTTATTATTCTTTGCCGGGAGTAGTAGTAGACACTCGCAGCAGCAATAATAACATTTGGCAGGCAACGACTACCGGAACGACCGGCGCGACAATTAGTTTTCCGACTTCTCCAGCGGTCAACGATACGTTTACCGAAGGCACGATTGTATGGAAATGCGTGGCGACGACAGCAACCGCTGTCTGGGCTTCGCATACTAATTTTGCTTCCGGGGCGTTGATCGTCGAGACGACTGGTGGGGTTCCTTGTCTATTCCAGTTAGCGATTGCTCCGGCATCCGTTCAGCTTTCGACGTTGATGACAGCAAAGTTCGTCGCTCATAGTGCAAGCGGAGTATTCGACGGCGATTGGGGCGGATCAGTAGGAAACCCGGTTAGCTTCGGAACAGCGACTCCATTAGTTATTGCAGCAACCGCGTCCAGCATCAATTCGCTTCTCTGGAATTACTACAATACTTCCGCCCAGCCAATCCTTCAATACACGTTAAACGGAGCGGGCGAAAGTTCTGCCGGTAGTTCAACCACCCCGTGGGCCGGAGCGACGACTAATTGGGAAATGATGCTATTCGGGGCGTTTACGGTGAATCAACCCGGTCCCGTATCTTTCCTAATCGCGCATGACGATGGATTCTATCTTGGCATGGATAACGGATCGACGTATGTCTCCGGTCCAAATACGGGTCTCAGTACGCGCACTCTCAGTCCTTGGAATGGATATCCACTAGTTGGTGGGAATAACGTAGCCGGTGATTTTAGTGCGGGCGAAACACTTACTGTAAATTGTCCGACTACTGGAACATATCATTTTGAGTTTGCTTACGCTCAAAAAGATGTCTTTCAAGTATTAGCAGTAACGGCCAACGGTGCTCAAATTACTCCGACACCATTGGAAACTGGAACTACAATTCCAAGTTTCCCCGCATTCAGCAAAGCTTTTGCTCCTAATTACGCCAGCGTAACTGAAACTCAGTTGGGCAACCCCGGCGTCCCTTCAGTTCCTGGCAGCAAAGCGTATACTTGGAGTAATATAGGTCCGGTTACGGACTTCGCATGGCGTGCTAAAGTTGCCGTTACTTTAGCAAATACTACAATAACGGATTCTAATAATAACACCGAAGCTCCTTTCGAGGCGGGTGTTAGCGGAACGGTTGCTCCTACGTGGGCTACCGGAATTAATCAACTTACCAACGATAATCCTAATCTTGTCTGGATCAATAAAGGTCCCGCAACCGCCCCGGCTCCGGGAACCATTAGTGCGTTCGCTGGCGGTTTTCAATATTATGTGGCGTTAGTCAATACCATGACTAACACAGTTTCGAATGCTTCCCCGGCAAATGCTCGAACTGGTAACTTTATCGGAGCATCCGGAATTACTGTTACCGGTGGGCTTCCTCCAACAGCGAGTATCGATCCACAAGCGGACTACGTTGCAATTTTTAGAACTACAGATGGCGGAGCTATACCATTCTTAATCCCTGGGACCTTGAATTCTATTTATACGGTCCCGTTATCGCAGTACCTTCAGAATGGATATCTGGATACTACGCCAGATACCGGTCTGAACAATCTTATTGAAGCTCCGATTCTCGGCGAGAACACCCCGCCAGCAAACGGTGCTCAAAATCTTACTTATCATCTCAGCCGTATTTTCTTTAGCGTAGGAAACGTTGTTTATTGGACCTCGGGGCCAGATACCCCGGTTGGTAATGGAATCGAAGGTGTTGCTCCGGCAAATACCCAAGTATTTCCATCAATAGTCAAACGATTGGTTCCTACAACTGCGGGGCTGTTTGTCTTCACCGTCTCCGACATCTATGTAATCATCGGACAAGGTTCCCCAGAAAATCCTATCCAGCCCGCATACCCGTACCTAAAAAGCATCGGATTATCTTCCTATAACGCTCTAGATATAAATGGCGCGGATATGGGATTCTATAGTACCGACCGTAGATTCATCATTCTAAACCCATCTACTGGGCCGGGGGACGTAGGATTTTCAGTTGGAAACACGATTTCTAGTATTACTCCTGCGAACGCATATGTTGCTTGGTACTCCTCTGGAGAAGATTCTGGATGGTTCTTGGCTGATGGTTCGACGGGGTGGTACCGCGTAAGTCCTACGCCCGCTCCCGAACAAGGGATTACGTGGTCTCCTTTTGCAACGATTGTTGGCGGAGTAAAAGCAATCGCTTCAATTGAAACCGTTCCGGGTGTGACAAATTTACTGCTCGGCCCCGTGACTTCTGGTCCTATCCTGAAAAGAAGTATTACTTCATTCCAAGATAATACTAGCAACTATACGTGGTTTGCGACTGTTGGCAGTCATGTTTTAGCCAATCCCGGACAACTCGCTGAAGTAGGCTTTATTGCTACGGATTGCGTTGCTACTGGAACACGCCCGTCAATAAGCGTTCTATTTAACGAGGCCGTTCCGTTTTATACGGGGCCTTTTTCTCCTATCAACAACTGGACGGCTGATCCGCCAACTATTGCAGAGAGCACGAGTATGTACGCTCAGCGCTTCTATATGTCCGAAACTGGACAACCCGCTGTATGTCGATCTATGCAGTGGAGAATCGACTTTCCAGCGGAGAATTATTTTAACGAATTATTGAGCACTACGATCTGGGGTTGTCTACTGGTTGAATCTTAATGGATACCTTAAGTCAAGCATTAGGTATAGATACTTCTGGATATAAAAGAGCAGATACTTCTCCGCCTCCGGAATCCCAGCCACAGGCAACTTTGTTTCCGGCGAGGAATGTAATTCAGATTTGTTCTTTGCCAAATCTGCCAGGCATTTTCCCATCAACGAATAACATTTGGGATTATCACCTTGGTGGATTGGTTCCCCAGTTCCGCGCCCCGTTAGCTGCGCCAACAAATGCGCAAACTACCACGGGGACTACGACGACAATAGCGACTTCTACAACTTCGTCGTCTTCAACTACGACGAATAATCCTCCCGTTGCTCAATCGGCCTCTACAACGACCCCGATCATCATTGCTGGCAATCAATTTACAGGGACGATATTACTAGCTAAATCGTTTCTTTTGTATAAATTAGCGGTAAACGCTGCTTGCCGGGTTCGACTGTACGCAACCGCCGCTGCGCAATCCGGTGATCTCACTCGACCGCTTACAATCCCGGTAGGTTTAGGAACTGAACAGGGAATTATCTCTGATGTTGAGATGGACGCCGCCGGTGTCTGGTTTTACGAAAATACGGTCGGATCGAACGGAGACACCCCGCAATCTAATGTGATTTATTTGACTGTAACAAATCTCAGCGGGGTCAACCAAGCAATAACCGCGACCCTTACTTACGTGCCCCTGCAAGCCTAGTTATGATTATAAGAACATTGAACGAAAATGACGAGGAAATGTTGTCCGAATGGATCGCGGCTGAGCCCGATCATGCCGGAAACACAGTAGCATTTTATAGCACGCCCGGCACAAAATCAGTTCTTTACTCTGACGAATTCGGCCCCGTTTGCGTGGTCCGGTATTCTTCGTCTCTTCGCTTGGATATGGAGTTTAATCCAACGGTTAGTAAAGACAGAATTAAGGAAGCAATGAAATCACAACTTCCAGAAATCGTAGAACAAGCAAAATCTCAGGGATTCTCTGAGTTAGTGTTTGATTCAATCGCGCAGCCGCTGATTAAATTCTGCGAGAAATTGGGCTTTTCTACGTGCCCCGATTATCGTCGGAGGCTTCTCTAATGTGCGGAGCCGGGTCCGATCAGAAGACAATCGAAAAGCAACAGCAACAGAATTTCTCTACGCTGACAAATCAGGCTCAGCAAATATTCGGCAGCAGCTCGCAGATATTCCAAGACCTAAGTTCCTCCTTCGCTCCCGTGGTAGCGGCGGGTCCCGGCCAAAGTGGATTTACTCCCACAGAATTAGCAACTCTTCGCTCTCAAGCAATTACTACTTCCGGACAAGCCTATCGAAATGCCGCGCAAGCTGCCGGTGAAAGAAGCGCGGCAGCGGGTGGCGGAAACGCCCTACTACCGAGCGGTTCTACCGCACAGATTCAAGCGAACATCGCCCAAGCGGGCGCAGGACAAACTGCCAACGAACTTTCCCAGATCGATCTTCAGGATGCCCAACTTGGCCGCGAGAATTGGTTGCAAGCTGCCGGGGTTTTAGGCGGTGCGACCAACGTATTCAATCCTTCTACGTCCGCATCTGGACAAGCAACAGGCGCTGGCGAGGCTGCCGCAAGTACGGCTAATCAGATTGCTCAAGCCGATAATTCTTGGATGAATGCGCTGGGTGGGGCAATTGGCGCAGTTGGCGGGGCGGCAACTAGTGGCCTAATGAAGAAATGGAACAGTGGCGGAGATCAATCCGCGCAGGAATCATAATGGCAGACGACACGACAGCTATGGTTGACCGAGGTCCCCAACCGACTAGTTCGGATGCGGGCAATACTATTGATGCGGGGCCGTCCACATCTGGACAATCTCCCGTTCCAGTTCAGCCTGCTCCGGTAGCGCAACCTGCCCCCGTTCAGGCTCAACCAGCCCCACAAGTTCAAGTACCCCCCGCAGTTCCGCCCCACGCTCAAAAAGCTTCAATGCTTCACGATATTGCTGAAGTATTGGCAGGTGGGCCTACATATAAAACTACGATTAATGCTGAAACTGGCGCGGCGACTCGCGAGAAAGTTCCTGTCTCCGGCAAGCATCTCGGCCTCGCAATTGCATTAGAAGCACTTGGCGGGGCTATTGGTGGATTAAAGGAACGTGGTCCTAATGCTGCCGGGCAAGCCGCCGCGAATCAGTTCGCAGTCGGACAACAGCAGGCACAGCAACGTCAGCAGGCGCAAGCTCAGCAAGCGAACGAAGACTTCGAACGAGTACAGAAGCAGAAGGTTCGCCAGCAGCAAACATTGGCCGCGAATATGGAAGCGATGCGGACTGCTTATGCTGTGGGTAAAGAAGACGAAGAGTCTAAGCAGAAAGCCGTCGATAATCACTCTTCCGAACTAGAAAGCTGGAAGAATAACGGAGCAATTGAGGATAGTAAAGTACCATCTAATGAGCTAATGAAGCGCGGTTTCGATCCATCTAAATACATTGCCGTACCAGATGGAACCGTCCCCGTGATTGGCCAAGATGGTCAGCAGGCTAAAGATGCCAATGGAGTTCCACTAACTCAGTTGACGTATAGTGTTGTTGATGGAACTACACAAGCCCCGCTAACCCAGCAAACATTCGATAAATTCCAATCGTATGGATTGCAGAAACAATCTAGAGATAAAGACGGAAAACCTATACAAATTCCTGAAGGAGCAACAATTTCTTCGGCTACTCTCGCGCAGATGAATCATAAAGTAGATATGATCGATCAGACACAGCGAGAAGTCGATGAAATCGCGGGGGCGGGTAAGATTGATATAAAGCAGAAGATTAAAGAAAATCCCGCGTTAATCAACGCGATTGAAGCCTTTCATAATGATGCCGCTTCCGATAGTCCAGATGTTCAATTAAAAAACCTTCAGGCGAAGAATCCAAATGCCGCCGCACTGATGGCTTCCGTATTTGGCAAAAGCATGGAAGAAATGAAAGCTGACCGCGCAGCAAAAGAATCTGCTGAAAAAGTCAAGCAAGATGCTCAAGTACGAGCGGAAGTTGAAGCGGGAACACCTAAAGGTCAGCAACAGCTAAAGAATGAGAAATTAACTCAGCAAGAAAAAGAACTCCAAATTCTAAAACTCAAGAAAGAAGGTGGAGTTGATCTTAGCAAGATTAATACCACGGCGGAAGGACTAGAAGGAGTCCGTTTTAATCCTCAAGACCCTAATTATAAAGTTAATCAAGGGGTACTCCAACAATTGGACCAGCAAGACGCTGGATTGGCCGCCACGGTGCGGGCACTTGGCGAGGGACGGGAAATAATGACCCCGCAGGCGCAACGAACCAAAGATGGTCAGGCTATAATGAATGCTGTTAATCTGGCCTATCCGAATTATAATGCCGCCAAAGTGGAAACATATCATAAAGGTCGCCAAGTCGGAACAGGGGGAACTCTAGGAAATAAGGTTAATTCCTTCGCTACGGCAATGGACCACTTGCAACGTTACTACGATAATATTAGCGCGATTTCAGCGACTGGCGGGGTAAGTTCAATTGCGGCGCTTCTGGGTAATGAAAAAGCCAAAGCTCTGCAAACAGACAGAACCGCTTTGGCCTCCGAAATCGCCAGTGCGTACAAAGGCGGAGTTCCCAGCAAAGAAGAAATTGATAAGTGGGAGAACTCCCTCAGTGGTGGCACTCCGATGGCTGCCCGAAATGGCGCGGTCGAAACTGCCAAATTACTGCACGGTAAGTTCTCCGAATATGCCAATCAATACCGCAATATGATTCCTGGCGGGTTGCGAGATGATAACTTCCAGTTAATGAGTAATACTGCGGCCAACGCTTACCAGCATGTTACGGGGCAGCCGATTGGAAATACTCAACCGTTTACCCAAGGCCAGCAGACACCACAACAGCAACAAAAAGTAGTTCCCGCCGGAGCCCATCCCGTCACCGTTAATGGGCAGGTCACAGGATATGTCGTCAATGGCGCGTATAAGGCATTTTAATGGCTGATCCTCAAATTCCTAATTTACCTGCGGGGGCGCAAGTCGGCCAGCCTGTTCAAGCGGATACTCCAATTCAAGGATTGCCGCCGGGCGCGATTGTTGGCGCAGCAGTTCAACAGGATACTCCTGCGGGGCAGTCGTCCGCGTCTGGACAACCTGAACAGTCGGGAGTCGGTGAGAGACTCGCGCAAGGTGCAGCTTCCGGCATGGCCGAAACTCTTACCGGACTAGGGAAGATCGGTAGCCACATTCCCGGCGCGAATTGGATGGCCGAAAAAGTCGGCGATGTTCTTGGTTTACCCAAACTGCCGGAAGGAACTGATCCGTACAAAGCAGTCGAGAAAGGTACTGAGCACGCCCGGCAAGAAGCTACTAGCACAACTGCGGGAAAAATTGGATACGGCGGTGAAGGACTGACCGAATTCCTTCTCGGGGATGAAGCGCTAAAAGGCTTAAGCATCGGAGATAGATTACTCCACGCCTCGCAAGTCGCAAAGGTCCTTGAGAAATTCCCCCGCGTAATGGAAGCCATTCAGGTTGGCGCGGATGCTGCAAAAGCACATCCCGTAGCCACTAAGATTATTGCGGAGGCTGCCCGGCAAGGAACGGTACAAGGTGCTCAGACCCTTGCCAAGACTGGCGGGGATGTAGGAGAAGCCGCCAAAGAAGGCGCAGAAATGGCCGGAACTTCTGGCGTGTTGGGGGCCGCTGGAGCAGGTGTAGGCAAAGTTCTAAAGGGTGCGGGGAAAGCAGCCGAGACAGTCGGAACTTTGGGCAAAGTTGCCGAAGCCGCGCCATCCAAAGAAGAAGTTGCCGAAAGCGCAAAGACTGCCGTAGATACCGCAAAACAGTCGATGCACAATCGCTTCGAGGCGGGTATCAACGATCTAACTGAGCGGTTGGGTGATAAGGAAATTCCGCATACGGACAGTCCTATTGCGACGACAGCCAAAGAATTGATTAAGGCTCCCGAACCTGCGGAGCACGGACTAGTCGCCGCTGCAAAAGAAGCTGCCGGTGAGCGGATTGACAAGCCGGTAAAAGCTTTGCTCGACAAAGCCGCCTCGCAAGAAGGTCAGGCTTGGAAAGTGAACGATCTCGTAGACTTTAGACAAGCCGTCCGCAAATTGGCGGATTCCTACGAACCCGGCGATCCGAATGCTCGTACACTTTATAAACTACTGCCAGCGGTGGACGACACCCTCGGCAAATTGGCTGAGACTTCGGGCGATAAGACAGCCAAAGCTGATTACGCCGCCCTCCGCGCAGATTATAAAGACAAGATTAAGTATTTCACTCCTTCTGGGAAACCAGAAGATAAAGTCGCCTACGCGATGACTAATGTATTGCGGGGCGGTACGAAAGAGGATGTCGGTCGTTATCTTCTGTCAGGAGATTCGCGATCAAAGGTAAAGGCTTTGACGGGTCTTCTTGGAGACGAAGGAACCAAGGAAATCGGCAAGAATGTATTTGGTACATTACTAGAAGACGCTTCTCCGAACGGGAAACTAAATCCTACCGCCCTTGTTCAGAAGTGGACAAAACTACCGACCGAAGCCAAGAATGCTCTCTTTGACTCCAAAATAGGCGATACAGCTATTCAGCAATTGATGCAAGATGCAGGGACCGCTGCGCAAGTTCAGAGATTGACACGCATGGGTTTGCTGGCGGGGATTGGAGGAACTTTCGCTCATCCCGTAGGCGCTGGAATAGGAACTTTACTTGGATTGACGATGGAAGGTGGAGGATTCGAAGGTGGGCGAAAAATGCTTGATTACGTAGCAAACCACCCCGCAGTTTGGAAGAGTCTTGGATTGATAAGCAAAGCAGGTAAGGTTGCTGAATTGCCGGGCGCGGCAACTGCGGGAACAGTGATTAAGCAGCAAGCAGGACGCGGCCTCGCAAATATATTGAATGGAGCAAGTCAGCCGTTAGCAGAGGAGAATCAGTAACTATTTTCGGCGAGATTCTCTTTCTTTTATTTGTTGCTCACTAGTTTGCCATTCACAATTTTCTGGATAATAGTTATCATTTCCTTTGATTCTACCTATAGTACAACCAGTCGGTCGTTCTTTCATATCTATAAGAAAATTATCAAAAGACCCACCGGCCTTGGGGTTCCATCTGTCACAAACTGTTATTCCTTTTGCGCCATAATATTTATATGAGATATCGTTCGGATTACTGCATCGACTGAGCATTGCGTACCAGCTTGAGTATGTCGCGGTTACCTTAGAACCGCAAGAATGCCCGTGTCTAGTGTGCGCGGCGCTAGACGCATCTTTTTTCAAACATCCGCAGCTTTGAGTATTCCCAGAAGTTAAGCTGGATGATCTAGTTATTACTTCTCTACCGCATATGCATTTGCATATCCACATTATGTGCCGGGTTTCGTTTCTTACCGGATAGAGCGCTGTTAAACGATTAAATGATTTGCCTGAAATATCAATAAATTTACCCATAATATTTTATTATTATACGGCATCGGAGATTTGTCAATGAAAAAACAATGCTACGACCACGATAGCGGAGCAGGATTGATTACGCACGATTACGATTGGACTTCGGAACACGATAAGGTGCAAAGCAGATTAACGGGCAAGATGGTTGAAATTGAATTTAGCCCGTTACCCGCTGCGCCTGATCCGTCACGAGGCGGAGAAATGGCTTACAATCCGTTTCGTAGCAAAGCACAGCAGCGCTTTATGTTCGCTGCGGAAGCCCGTGGCGAATTGAAGAAGGGTACTGCCGAGAAATGGGCGCACGAGACTCCGAGTATTAAGAATCTTCCGAAGTATGCGAAGAAGTAGATTTTCTTAATTTCCACAATTTTTTCATAGTCTCACTTCTTTTTCTCTTAGTTTCTTCTGATTGTTTTCTACCTGTTCCTGCTATTCGTAATTTTTCCTTATGTGCGTCGGATAGAGGTCCAACTTTTATTCCTGTGCGTCCTTTACTTATATTATTTCTGTGTTCTTCTGATTTCGGTTTGCCTTTACTTGCGAGGCTCATTTTTAATTTAGCTTCGTCGGATTGTTTTCTACCTCGGAAATACTCACTAAGCTTCTTTTTCGTTTCTTCCGTAACGATTCTTCGTCGGTTCGCTTCGCCTATTTTTCGTCGAGTTTCCTCAGAATGAGGACCATGAGATTTACCAATTCTCACTTCGCTCATTCGTTGTATTTGTTCGGGTGTTAGTTTTCTACCAGACATCAATTTACTAATTTTACTTTTAAATTCCTCTGGATGTTTATAACCGAGGCACCCTTCTCCACCATCGGTTAGATTATAGCCAAACGGAATTCTGGTGTTATGTTCTTTTATTAGAGATATTTCCATCTTGTTAAGATTTATCTTAAGCTCTTCTATGGTTTCGGCAGTGACGGTTGTCAGTATTTCTTTTAAAAATCCATTACTACCATATTTTCTAATAGCACGAGATAATGGATATTCACCCCCGGCGTTGGCCAAAGCTACGTGCCCCCACCAACGTTCTTCCAGCGAGTTGACGGTTTGTCCGATATAGGACGTATTTTCAGAAATTACCGTTAATTTGTAAATTATACCTGTAAACATAAGCAGTATTATACCACATTTTAAGGAAAAATGGCCTACACATTAGGAAACTATGGAATCGCGGCACCGGCTCCTCAAACAACGGTAGGTAATGCTCGCTTTGAATCCGTTGTGAAAGCAGAACTTTCTCTCTATGCGTGGCGCGTAGGAAAGGTCTATGGCGGCCATCAAGCAATGTTGGCTGTTGCCCATTGCATCGCGAACAGACATAAACGTGGGTGGGGGCCGTGGCTCGCAATTATAGAGAGCATTCCTAAACATTCGGCAACGCTAGAGTCTCCATCCGGAATGCCCAGCGCGTGGGATCGTGATTTTTTAAGACTATTGTCGGAGATCGACCCGATTGTTGATCAGACTGCCCGCGATACAACCAATGGTGCGCTGTTCTTCGGAGATTTAAACAATATCACGAATCCTTGGTTCTTGGAAAATATTGCGCGGTCACCCGAGCACCAACGAGTGGGAGACTGTGCGGGCACGCTAGTGTTCTGGAATTAATATGGCTGGTAATTTGCAAGTCCAAGGCGGAAAATTTCAGGACATGGAGGGAAACCTCCTCGTTAACGGCTATCTGCTTTGGCAGCTCAGTCATGATGAGCTTTACTCCAATACGAATTCCCAAATAGTTGCGGGACTCAAGGTTCGAATGAATCTTGACAGTAGTGGAAACGTTCCTAGCAATCCTGCAACATTTATTTATGATAATAGTTCGCTAAGTCCCAGTGGATCATTCTATACCGTAAGATGTTTCAAGAGCGACGGCACCGAAGCATGGAAATCCCCGCAAACTTTTCAGCTCACTACAAGCCCGAATCCATTAGATTTAGGAACATTGATTCCTCTCTCCCCGCCAGGTGGATTGGTGCAAGGAAGCACCGTAACCCGTGTCGCTTCAATTAATTTTCAAATAGATGGCGGAGGTTCAGTTCCAAGTACCGGAACTAAAGGGCAAATTTCTATTCCAACTTCGTCTACTTTGACTGGCTGGGTAATCACAGCGGATCAAACCGGCTCCGCAGTTGTGGATATCCTTAAAAGTTCTTATGCTTCTTTTCCGACCACTTCGTCTATTGCGGGGACCGATAAACCGACGCTATCCTCGGCTAGAAAAAACGAGGACCTCGCATTAACTGGCTGGGGTTCTACTGCGATTACGGCTGGCGATATTGTGCAATTCGCCCTCAATTCCGTAACCACAGTTACATTTATTGATGTAACTTTGAATGTAACGATTCCGTAATGTCTTGGTCTCTAATACAATCCGCAGTTAGTACGACAGCTACGCATACCGGATCGGGCGGAACGCTCACGGCGACCGCAAATTTTGGGTCCAATACAACGTCAGGGAATCTTCTAGTATTATGCAATTTTACCCAATGTACCGGAGATACCCCTACATTCGGCGCTATATCGATTACTGGAAGTGGCCTGACTTGGAATACTAGAGGGGCGTGGACGAATTCTCATACTACAAGTGTCATTTGGAAAGGTTCTGGTGTATTTTCGTTCGTGAATAGCGCGGCTTCTATTTCCTCGGGGACGACGATTTCTGTCAGTTCAACTATCGGGGCGGGAACGCTGACACATACAGATAATCTTCAATTTGTGCTATTTGAGTTTTCAGGCAATACATCGAGTGCGACATATCTAGATGGCGGGGGGACAAACATCGGAACTTCGTCTATCCCAGATGCGGGGGCGACCGGCAACACGGCATCAAATGAGTTAGTCGTTACCGGATTTGTGGGAAACACGGGATCAAGCGGGGTGCCTTCTGGTTTTAGTGCCGGACCATCAGTATCGGGTATTTCATTCGGCGGGGTCGCGTATCTTCTCAACGCCGGATTAAATCCATCGGTTACGTGGTCGAGCGGTAGTCAAGGTAAATGGGCGGCAGGAGCCCACACCATCTTCGGCGCAACAGCAACAAGCAGAACTTATGTTTCTACTTTCGGATTCTAATTAATGTCACCAACCGGGCAAGTACAAGTCGAAGGTGGGGCGTTTGTTGACTTTGAGGGAAACCCTCTTAGTTTCGGAACTCTTGTCGTCGAACTCAGCCATGATGAGAATTTAGCGAGCGTTCCCGAACAAATTGTAGGTGGTCTTAAGCGAACAATTACGCTTGATGTAAATGGTAATATTCCGTCAAATCCTCCTACGTACCTATTTGTAAATAGCTTAATTGCGCCCGCGAACAGCTATTATATTGTACGGGGTTTTTCCGCATCCGGACAACAAGTCTACGGCCCGCAATATTATACAATTCCCAATACGGACCCATATAATATAGGTCTTATTGTGCCGGTTAATCCTCCCGGAGCTGGATTACCTCTAGGCGGGAGCGCGACAGTCACCAGCGTCGCCCTGACGATGCCCGCTGAATTCTCCGTTTCGGGCTCTCCGATTACGACTTCCGGCACATTAGCCGTTACTAAGGCGAATGAATCGGCCAATCTGGTATTTGCGGGGCCGACTTCCGGAGCCGCCGCGCAACCTACATTTAGATCACTCGTAGGTGCAGACCTTCCTTCTTTTAGCGGCGGAGCTTTTGTTGACTACGTAGATTCGGGGTCAAGTGTATTATCTGTAACTGCTAATTCTATTTTAATACTACCAATAACTATACCTTTTGCGATAACATTCAGTACGATGGCTTGGATCTTAAACGCCCAAGATGGCTCAAATTTATATGACTTTGGAATTTATAATTTGTCCGGAACCAGACAATGTCATACTGGAGCTATTCACGAAACAATAAACGGCGGAGGTCAATCTCAATTTGCATCCGTTGGTAGCACGACTCTATCTGCTGGAACTTATCTTTGGGCACACACGGGTAACGCGACAACTGCTAATGTTTTCTATTCTGTGGGAGTAACAAATACACTATTATATTTTTCCACAGCAACTACTTCATCAGGAGGGGTTTTACCTAGTAGTATAACTGTAGCTACGTCGGTAACAACTGGTACGAATAACCGACCAACGTTTATCTTATACTAGAAAAAGGAGAACTAACAAATGATGGTATTTGAATATGATGGCGGCGCTATCGGAAGTCCGTGGTCACACGATACTTCTGGTGGTTTAAATTCAGGCGTTGCTCTCCCTAAAAGTCTTCTCCGCGTTTCCTTATATGCATACGATGATGGCAGCGGAAACACCGGGACCATAAATATAAATCTAGCGTGGACGGACAATGGCACCGCTCGTACCACAACTGCTAAAACACTGTCTATTGGTGGGTATATTGAAGATGTTACATTAGTAAATTTTATGGATACGAAAATGACAGGCACAACGGACAGAGTAATTGCTGTAAAAGGTACGGGAGCAGGTGGTTGGAACTCCGGAGTACGCATTGTTCTCGTTGTGGAAAACCTGATTAAAGAAGAAACCCAGTATAGATTGCTCTAGTATAGCAAAAGGGGCCGAATCACCTTCGGCCCCGCATTTATTAAAGATTCTACGGCTCTGCAATCCCCCATGCGAGGCCGCTTTGAAAACTCTACTAAAAGGTCTGGCCATGCAAGTTCAAACACCTTTCGCGTGGCTAGTTGAGCATTTGAATTTGCTCGGCTGGCCCGTTGTCTGTATTGCTGTCTATAAGTTTGCGCGGTTCCTCGATCAAATGCAAACTCGTGCTGCTGTTGTGGAAGATAATATCAACAACATCGCCAGCAATCATCTTTCGCATATGCAGAATTCCTTAGAATCGATTGATCAGACTTTGAAGCGGCAAGACTCCCGATGGGAGGCATACATTACGGCGCAAGCCGCGCATAATAAGAGAGATTAATGGCTAATCCTAAAACATTTACTAAACAACAGATATCTACCACTTCTGATCAGGACGCGCTTCAGATCAAGAATGTAGCAGGAACCATCGTCGGTTGGATTGATTCGACGGGGACTGGGCAGGGAAATCTTGCGTCTGGTGGAGGCGGAACTCCGGGCGGAAGCAATACACAAGTTCAATTTAATGACAGCGGGTCATTTGGGGGCAGTGCAGCATTCATTTTTAATAAAACCAATGGTCAAACCAATATAAACGGAGATTTATATTTATCTAGACCCGCTGCTCCGGCGAATACTGCTGCTGAATTTTTTGGAACCGATACGACGTGCTACTTTTTTAGAAATGTAAACGATTTTACTTTTCAAGGTCCTGGTAATATTAATTTTAATGGTACAGGTACAGCTGCTTTTGGATCGTCTATTTCTGTCATTTCCACTTCCGGCGTAATTTCTATAGGAAAATTTACAGTTGCGGGGTTGCCGACGGGTGCTGAAGGACAAATTGCTTATGCAACAAATGGTAGAAAAGTAGGAGAAGGTGGCGGGTCTGGCACCGGAGTTCCGGTTTATTTTTCTAACGGTTCGTGGAGAGTTTATTCAACCGACGCGGCAGTACAAGCGTAAATATTTAAATTGTCCACATCTGGACAGACTATATCTTATTGATGCAAGCAAATTCCCTAAAATATTTAATTGCAGCGTCGTTATAAGCTCGGGCGGCATCAATCTCGTTATCAAAATAACCAAGATGCAGATTCTTTTTACTTCCATCATTTAGCCAAATGACCGCCCGCCATTTGCCTTTTTGGTAAGTAACTCCTTTAAATTTGGAATGAGTAGCCGATCTAGTTTTCCTTCTATTCCTTGAATTTTCATGAGCTTTAGAAAGTCGCATATTCTCTTTTCGACAATCCAGTGCATTGTGATTGATATGATCAACGTAGATATCAGGATCGGTCACATTCATTATAAACCTATGTAAGCGAATTTCTTTTCTCTGTCCTGGACTTATGTACTGCCCGCGATGGGCATAAATCATTCGGCTATGCGGCGCGATTAGCACCGACCAGTTAAACTGCGACACCCTTTCGTAATCCTCGTCGTCAACGAGCGCCTCGTATCCTTGCGTTAATGGTATTAATTTCATGAAATA